CGGTTAATTTAAACGTAGCAATAGCTACACAATACTATACTTTACATAATGTGGAATGAAAACTGGAAAAAAGGTGAAGATTACCCTACGTGGGGTAATAACGACGTATACAAGAAGACTATATCCGGGGGATATTTACTCGCAGGAGAGTCGCCTAAAGAAGCATACATGCGCGTCAGTAAAACGGTTGCTCGCAGATTATATAAACCGGAAATGGCAGAAACTTTCTTTAATTATATTTGGAATGGTTGGCTTTGCCTTGCTAGCCCGGTACTTAGTAATACCGGCACTGACCGTGGCTTACCTATATCTTGTTTTGGTATCGATGTAGCCGATTCGATTCAGGATATTGGACAAAAAAACTTAGAGATGATGCTACTCGCTAAGCACGGCGGTGGAGTTGGCATTGGTATAAATCAAATCAGACCCGCCGGCGCTAAAATTACAGGCAATGGAACATCAGACGGAGTCGTACCTTTCTGCAAAATATACGACTCAACAATACTTGCAACTAATCAAGGATCTGTTAGAAGAGGAGCTGCCAGTGTTAACATTAATATTGAGCACGATGATTTTGAAGAGTGGCTTGAGATCAGAGAACCTAAAGGAGATGTTAACAGACAGTCGCTTAACCTACATCAGTGCGCAGTTGTTGGTGATAAGTTTATGCGACGTCTTGAACAAGGAGATGCGGATGCTAGAGCTAGATGGAGTAAACTTATTAGAAAGCGAAAAGCAACTGGAGAACCGTACGTTATGTTTAAAGGAAATACTAACAAAGCAAATCCAAAAGCATACAAAGACAACGCTTTAAAAGTACACATGACAAATATCTGCAGTGAGATTACATTACACACAGATGAAAGTCATAGCTTTGTTTGTTGCTTATCAAGTTTAAATTTATCAAGATATGAAGAGTGGAAAAATACAAACCTTATATACGATGCTACTTGGTTTTTGGACGGAGTACTGGAAGAGTTTATACAGAAAGTCGAAAGGAAAAGTTGGCTTTGCAAACTCAGTTAGATCTGCGGAAAAAGGCAGAGCGCTCGGCCTTGGCGTACTTGGCTGGCACACCTACCTACAAAAAAACGGAATACCCTTCGAGGGATTAACAGCACAATATGAAACTAGAAGAATATTTAGCCAGATTAAAATCGAATCTGAACGAGCGAGTAGAGATCTCGCTGAACTTTATGGTGAACCTCTTTGGTGCGTTGGTACTGGGTTTCGTAACACTCATCTTAGGGCTATTGCTCCTACTGTGTCTAATAGTAAGCTTGCCGGTAATGTTAGTCCTGGTATTGAGCCTTGGGCCGCTAATGTTTTCACTGAACAAAGTGCGAAGGGTACGTTCATTAGGAAGAACAAAGAGCTCGAAAAAGTCTTAAGAAAAGCTGGGTTAAATAGTAAAGAAACTTGGGATAAGATAATGGCTGACGGTGGTAGCATACAAGATCTACCGCTTGACGACTACGGTTATGTTAATAAAAAGCTAGTGGTATTATCTGAGCAAGATGATTTAGAAACTACAGGCTTTGACAAAGTTAAAAACGTGTTTAAAACTTTCAAAGAGATTAATCAACTAGAGCTTGTTAATCAAGCTGGTATACGCCAACAGTATATAGATCAATCAGTTAGTTTAAACCTAGCGTTTCCTTCCGAGGCTACACCTAAGTGGATCAACCAAGTACATATGGATGCTTGGAAAAAAGGTATCAAAACCTTGTATTATATGCGTACTGAATCAGTACTACGTGGTGACATTGCTAAGCAAGCTATGGATCCTGACTGCGCTGCTTGTGACGGATAATTATGCTATACACATATACGTATAGTATATAGTAATTAAAAAAGGGGACCTCGTTTGAGATCCCCTTTCTTGGTTACAGGAACTTTTGGGTATGGTACGCCCAGTTTATTTTTGTTCCTTATTTGTTGCGCGTTCTCTAGCTCTTTTGCGTAGTAAAGCTTTTGCTTCTTCGCCTGGAGTATTTGCTAATTGTCTATCTGAAGCTTTTTCTAGTTTAGAAGCTGGTTTTATTTTACCTTTATTTTCCAAGGGACTGCCATAGTTAATTGGCGTACAGTGTTTTGATGTGAATGGTTTCATTATCTATATTTCTTAAACATTAATTTATATAGCAAGCTATTCCAAGATGCTTGCAATTTATCTACTAATCTCCGCATGGTTTTCCTGTTGCAACGTTAATCCAATTTTCACTTTCAAACCAATCACGTAGGGTAGCGCCTTTCTTACGAGCGCCTTTAACGTTTGATTTACTAGAGCGTTTATAATCACCAGACTTAGCCGCAGATCTTTTAGCTCTAATAACTTTATCTTTTTCAGCTTTGCTCATTGATCTTACTTTAGCAGCAGGCAAACAAACTTTTTTAGTTCCACCACCTTTTACTTTAGATTTTTTATTTAATGGTGATCTTAGTTTAGCTGCATCAGCTAGAGCTTTATCGTTACCAGTACCAATACCATAAGCTGAAACTCTTTGTCTCATCTTATTAGTCTCTGGGTTGTGTAATACACTAGCGTAACAATGCGCTAAAGGGCTTTCGTTTAACTTTCTCATTACTTCTTTTTCTTATTGCCAAATTTACTAGGCCCACCAGCTTTAGTACACCGCACACCCCAACCAGAGGCATATGCTGATGGCCATACTTTAAATTTCTTTTTTGCCGCGGCTTTACAAGCAGAACTTATCTTTCCCATAATTATTTTTTAATTTTTTTCTTTTTAATCTTTTTCTTTTTAACTTTTCTAGATTGAGGTTTTTTCTTTTTCTCATCTTCAGGTTCTTCTATCTCCCACTCAGACCAACCACCAAATAAAGCTAAACGTTCCCAAAGCTCTTTATCAGCTTCTGTAGCTGCTATGACGTTTTCAACTTTTTTTATAGCTTCATCTAATGGTACATTTGTGGTTGCCGATATTACACTTGCACCTGCTAAATACGCTGGATTGTCAAAGCTAAAACCTTTACTCATCATTTCGTCTTTATCCCATTGATAAGATCTAGCGGCTTGATTTATTTTAGAAAGCTTAGAAGAAACAGGTGGAGATATTTTAGTAAGTTCATATCCTACCTTTTCAAGTTTAGGCATTTTCTTTTCTTGCTCACGCATGATACGTATAATAGCATTTTTACCTACAGATATCGCGGCACCACCAACACCTGTTCCACGTAATATAGAATCAGCCATACCGTTAGCCACGTTAACATATTTTTTCTCGTACTTCTCATCATCAGCATCTGCTTCTCCAAAAGCTATAGCAAACAAACCTTGTTGAAGCGAGTTGAATATTAAATTCTGTACAGTGGTGTAATATATAATTTTACTAATGTTTGTTTTAGCGTCTCCTCTACCGGCTTTTAAATCTTTAATAGCCTTATCTGTTAACCTTACATACTGTGCAGGAGTGTTACCGTATGCAAGTATAGGACGGCCTAGCGGTCCTGCTTGCTGCATAGATATTCTATCAGGTCTTGACGACTGCTGAGATTCTTCTGCTGTCTCTCTAAAATCTTCAAATGCTTTAGCTTCTGCTTCAGCTGTGCTTAATCCTTGCTTTTCGTATGTCTTAATTCTGTTTCGGTAAAATGTAGAACCACCAGATGCAATAGCAAAACTATCTGCTATTTGTGTAGGTGTAAAACCAAATTGTAATAATCTATTAACAACACCTCTTGGGCCGTTTTTATTAGCAGCCTCTGCTATATCAGCTTCGTTAACATTCATACGCAGTCCGCCACGACGTTCTTTTAAGAAGTCAGAGTTCATTAAGTACTTAAAGTCTTTCCAGTATTGTTTCTGATTCGCAAAAGCCTTAGCTGCTTTAAGCGGATTGTTATCTGAGAAGTTAACAAAGTTAACTGATGATAACGTTTGTAGCAAAGATGATCTCGTGTTAAAAAACATTGTTACACCAATACTACCGTTAAGCCAATCAGTAAATCTACCTGTTAAGCTATCATCTGAAAAAGATCTGTTACGACCACTTTTCATACGTTGTAAACTATTTTCTAAAGCTTTACGATACTTTTTACCGTATGCGGCTTCAAGTTTGTTTAAGTTTGCTTCGCTAAATATTTCATCTACATTTGTTTGCCACTGCTCTAAATACTTAGCACGTTTAGTAGTGTTAACACCATCAAGCAAGTCAGTTGTAATACTACCAGTAAGCCAAGTCTCATTTGGTTTAGCATATCCGTCGCCTTTGTTTATAGCAACTAATTGTTCTGCAAATACTTTTAATTCAGGATTGTTATTGACAAACTCATTTAATGTTTTTAAATCTGCTTTACTAACGCCTGGTACTTCCATACCTTGTAATTGATTCCAGGTATACACCCGAACCGCTTGTTCTTTAGTGTAAGGTTCGCCTGGTAATTTTTTACGTAAGTCTTTAGGTATAACTCCAAGTTCTTTCTTTAAAACTTTGTAGTCATTAAACATAGCAATTCTGTCTCTTGATATATCGTTTACACCTCTAGCAAACGGATCAAGAAGATTATACTTATACCATGCCATTTGTTGATCACCTAGTTTTCCTTTACCTAACGTTTCATAAAGCAAACCTGTAAAGTCTTGAGCTGAGTAAGGTATACCTTTAAATATACTACCTTTGCTAGCACCTACAACTTGAGCTTTAGCTCTGCTGTATACTTTATCAGCACCAATACCAGTTTTGTTCTCTATAATATCGTTAAAATCTTTATTAAGATCTACAGTTTCACTAAACATAACTTTAGCTTGCTGTGTTTTAGATTTAACATCAAACACTTCCAACGCATTGCGTACAGCTTTAACGTTTTTATAAGCGTCATCTACAAAGAAAAAGTCATTATAACCTTCTGCAGCTTTACCAGTTACCCAACGTGCTTTAGCTTGTGCTTTACCGTCACCTAAACCTACAATGTTTTCAATAGGTATTTTAACACCAAGCGCATCCATAAATTCTTTTATAGGACCAGCAGCATCAGCAGGTCGAGCTGTAAGTATAAATACATCTTCAGCACCACGTTTAGCTACAATGTTTTCTATAGCTTTAAACACAGGACCTTTTTTACCGTCAACCACCTTGCTAAACTCTGCAAAATCAAATGTTGCTCCTTGAGCTTCTAGCTCACCAGCTCTTTCAGCAAACTGCGTAGCATTTAGTTTACCAGTCTTACCATCAGGCATTTCATATATAACCTTACTATTAGATCTAGCTAATGTATCGTCAAAATCAAATACACGTATTTTTTAATTGGTGCTTTAGGATCTCTAGCTACTTTTAAAGCCTTGTCTAGCGTGCCTAATTCTTCTAATACTTTTTCATTACTTTGTTTTTCAGTAAAAGATAATGATGGTGGTAGCTCACCGTTGTTTTTAGTTTCAGCTTTTGCTTTACCTGGTTCTAACTTTATATAATTTTCAGCTAGTCCAGCCCCTTCTTTTCTAGATTCTGCTAATGTAATTTTACCACTTAAATAATCTCTAGTTAATCTAGCTTGCTCTTTTAAAGGCAAACCATTTGATCCAAATAAATATTCGCTAAAAGTTTTATTTGCTGGAAAATACTTGTAGTTATCCATATTGACACCTGACTCTGTCATTCTAATAACAGCGCCAACACCGGAATCTAATTTAACCTTACCACTTAATATAGCCGGTACTATTTCTTTGTAGAAAAAATCTGGCATTGTAGATTTAAACAATATATTAACTAAACCATCATCAGTTCTAGTTAAACCACCTTGCATATATATAGCTTTTATAAGCGACCTTGCATTTTCAACATTGCCATTTATAGCCGCTTGCTCTAATATAGTGCTAATATTATTTTGCGGTGTAGAATGTTCTTCCGCCATTTGAACATCTAAAGGTATCTTACCTTTTTTATTAACGTTCATAAATAAGTTTGCAGCACCGAATCTAAGTATAGAGTTTTGATTGTCTTGAGCGTCTTTAACTATCGCATCAAGTACCCAAGCGTCTTTTGGATTTTTTGCTAAATGAGATTCCCACGCTACAAAATAATCAACAAGATTATCAACTTGTTGTTCCTGTGTTTTTACAAAATCTTTTTGTTTAGTAGATTCTATAAATTTTGGAATAGCAAATCCAAATTTTTTAAGATACGGAAATCTTTTACCAACTTGTTCTACTTTTGAATCTGCCTGTGGTATAATTTTTTTAAAAACTTCTTTAGTAGACATAAAACCTCTTTCAGTTCCAGCTGTAACTGAAGACATGGTTGATTGATACAACTCAGGGTTGTCAGTTAAAAATTCTTCTAAAACTCTTTTGCCACCTTCTAAAACTGTCTCACCTTCAAAACTAGCTATATCATTAGGTAGCTTTTGAGTCAAGTCTCTTGTAGTATACGTTTTACCCGTTTCTTTTGGGTTAACAACCCCAACACCGAATTGATTAAGTTTTGTGTCTCTTGTTATTTTTATGTTACTAGGCCTAAAAACTTTTTTACCTTCCCTGTCTTTACCTATGGTAATCTCTGCATTCTCTTCTATAGACTCGGGAGTTACTTCTTTTTTTGTCTCACTAAACTTAGCGGCAGGTGATACTTGTAGTTTTTCAGCTATCTTAGCTTGCTCAGCTTTTGGTTTTGATTTAAAAGCCTCTGTGCTAGGAGTAGCCTCTGCAATAAACTTTGTTGCTATTGCACTTGCTATAGCTGTTTTTCTATTACTTACAGTTGAAGGAATCTCGTTGGTTAGAAAGTTTACGAGCTGAGTTTCTGTAGGTTTTAATCTATTGTATAAATTAGCGCCAGCTTTTATTTGTTTTATAGTTTTATATGGAACTCTACCTTGCATCATAAATTTTTCTATTTCTTTCTGCTTAGTAAGTTTTCTATTTAACTCAGTAAAAAGCCTAGGTTTACCTTGTTTTAATAAACCCGTATCAAACCTTATAAGCTGAGCAATATTTAATCCTTTTATAAAATTAGGATTTTCTCTTATAAAGTTTCTATAATCCTGCATAGCGGTTCCACCTAATAATTCTTGCTTAATAAAATTAATAAGATCACTACCAGGTTTTAAAGCTTTTTTCCTAAACGTATCACTGTTAGGATCTATACCTTCAGTTTCTTTAGTTACAAGCTTTCTTATTTCAGCTTTTGTATCAGGACTTATAGGTTCTTTGTTTATTTTAATAGCATCTACTAGTTTAAAATCAGTAGTTGCTTCTGTTTTAGTTTCTAAAGGCTCAGCTTGTGTATCTGCTATTTCACGTGCGCGTTCATCAGATATTCTAGTTTCTAAAGGTTTAGTACCAATCTCTTGCTCGTAAAATTTTTGTTGCTTTGGTCTTATGTTACTTGTTATAAATGTAGATATTTGTCTTTTGCTAGGATCAAATCTTCTAAGTATACCAGGTATATATTGATTTACAAAACTAACAGCTTCGTCTCTACTTATAGTTCCTTTCCCTTTCTTATAACCTAAAGCTTCTAAAGCTATCAACTCTATTTGTTGATTAAAATTAGCTTCCTCAGATAAGCCCGTTTTTGGGTCAACTTTACGAGATAAACCTTCTGGTGATTTAAATTTTACAGCTAAATCTTGAGCTGTAGTTGAAGAAAATTGAGCGGGTTTATCTACCACTTCAACACTTTCAGTTTCAACACTAGCTTTCTCAGCAGCTATTGACATTTTTTTAGCAGCTTCAATACCACGCAGCTCACCTTTAGAATAACTTTTAATAAGCTCAAATAAGTTCTTACCAGTCTCAGCGTTTAACTCTAGGTTTTCCACACCATTTTTACGTAGAAAAGGAACAAACTTTTCAAAAGCATTACCAACATTTTCTTTAAATACTATTTGATTATTAGCTATAGCATCAGATAACACCATTAGATACTCTTCGTAATAATCTTTTTTAGCTCTTTCGTTTCCTTTAGAATCAAATCTATAAAAATCATCTATTCTATTTTGAACTACCTCTCTTTGTTTAGGAGTAAGCTCAGACATTACTTCGTCTATAATTCTAATACCTTCTTCAGTTACTTCACCAGCTTTGTTTTTTAATGAATCTCTTAAAACAAAATGACCAGTTTCATGTTTGTCGGTAGTAAAATTTCTAATGTTTTTAAGCTGTGTTTCGTTTGTATAAAACACTTTTTTATTAGGATCATAAAAGCCATCAAGACTACTAACGTCTTTAGGTTCGTTTGGAAAAGCTTCATCGTATATTCTTTGTAGTTCTTCTACAGATTTTATAGGAACAGACTCACCTTCTTTTGTAGCGCCTAAAACTTCTTCTGCTTGTTTTTTATTTTTTATACGTTGTTCTAAATAAAATTTATTTAATTCATCTTGAAGCTTTTTATATTTGTAACCATCTTTGGTATAAGGCTGATAATCTTTTTCTAATATTTCTAACTCTTTTAATTGGTCTTCGTTTAGATTGTTTTTTCTTTTCCTTAAACTTTCAAGCGGTGCTCCAATATTAAAAGATTCATTTAAAAATTTATAAGAAGCTTCTCTTTGCGAACTTCCATATGGCGCTTTAAAACTAGAGTCATTATTTAAAATATCATTTATAATATATTCTCTGTTCCATATAGATTGTACACTTTTAGAGTTTGACTCTATATTTAATCTATTAGCAAGTATAGGCGTGGGTGTATTTACTATAGCGTTATTGTCTTCAGCATTTAAAGTTTCGCCTCTTTTTATTTTATTAGTAGCTACACGTACGGCAGTATCAGACGGTTGTAAACCACTTTCTTTTTCAGCTTTAACAGCTTCCACTGCTATGTTATATTCAGCTTCAGCTTCTAATATATTATAATCTTTATTAGCTTTATCAGACTCTTTTTTAGCTTGCTCTTCTGTTATCTGGCCCGTCTTTAGCTTAGCATCGATAGCTTGCATTTGCTCTGACCTAGACATGTTAATATCATCAACCGTGTTTTCGGTTGGATCTTTAACTTCTTTAGAAGAAAAACCAGTTCGCTTAGCAGCTGCATTAACATAAGAAGGATTTAAACCTATTAATCTTAAATCGTTTTGCGCAGCTCTTAGCATACTGTTTTTGCCAAATATAGAACCTCTACCGAGCACAGACATTTTAGCAACTTCAATAAGATATTCTTTTACAAACTCTTCTGGACTTCTTTGGAAATATTCTTTATCTTTATTAGTCACAGCTTCTAAAGCTCTAGCAAACTCAAAAGAAAAAGCACCAACACCACCGCCAGCAACGTTGTTTCCTATTTTGTTTACTATTTTAGATTTATTCATCTGAGCTAACACAGGCGTAAGATATGTTTTAGCTGGAAGAGCTCTTAGTAAACCTTGGGCTAAAGAACCTCCAGAACCAAGGCCAAAAGCAAATTGATTTCTAGCGGTAGTTTCTTCTCTTGTTAACGGAGCTGTAAGACCTAAAGCTTCTTTACTTTCATCTAGTAAAGCAAATGTAGCTACCTCATCAACACCTCCAATAAACGCTTTACCTGCTGTTCTTACTATCTTACTTTTTTTAGCTAGATTAGAGGCTAAAAATAAACCTTCAACTGCTTTAGATCCTTTTCTTATAACATTACCAGTAGCTCCTCTAGTTGCTGCTAATTCACCCATGAAAAAAGATAAATCCATAGTGCCACCAAGAACAACAGACTTAGTCTCTTGCTCGAGTTTTTCTGATAAATCGTCTGTATTTATATATGTAAGACCTGCTTGTTGCGCCGCATTATTAAACACTTGGTTAACTTCAAATTGAAGTTTTGGCTCTTGTCTTGTTGCGCTAAAATCATAAAACTTATCTTTAAGTTTATCAAGTACAATACTAAAACCTTCTTGAGGTTTACTTAAAGGATTTACGTTTGTTTGTATAGCCTTATTAAGAATAATATACTCTTGTAAGTTTCTATTAAAAGCTTTTGCTAGCGGATGATTACCTGGTATTTCACTTATTTGTTGTGGTATAACGCCTGTTTGAGCTATCTCATTTACTCTATTTAAATCACCATAAACTGTTTCTTCTGAACCAAATAAATTTTTTATATCACCAACAAAAGATCCAGGCGCGTTTTGAGATCTAGCAACCTCGCCTTGGTTTTGGTTTTCAAATTGACTTATAGTTTTAGATATAGATACTAACCCAGCATAAGACTTAGCTAACTCATCTTCAAGCATAGAAACCTCTGTAGTTTTAGCTTTGTCTTTTGCTTTTTCTTCTTGCTCTTTTAAAAAATCAGGAACGTCATTGTCTTTTACTTGAGTAACTTTACCTGTGTTTAAATTCTTTTTTTCAATTTTATTTTTTCTATAGGTATAAACATTACCAGTGTTGTAATCGTAAAGACTTTTGCTATCGGCGTCATCAAGCATAGTTTTTATCTGTGCTTGTATGCCTTGACGAACTAAACCATCTGGTGCAGATTTTAATCTTTGCTGAAGATCGTATAGTTTTTTATCATCACCTTGCAATACGTTAGCGCCAAATTCTAAAACTTGATTGTTTAAATTTTCACCGTATTGATTACTTAAGTCTGTATACGTTTGATTAAAAGCATTTTGTTGTTGTGTAGCTTGTAAGTCTCTTATTGAAAATTCATCTATCTTTACATCATCAATCAAATCTTCATAATTAAAAGCACCTGTTAAAAAACTAGTATAATCTTTTACAGTGTTTATTTCTTCAAAATCTGGATTTTCTTTTCCTTTAGCTTTAGCTATTGTTTGAGCTATTTTATCTTGTCTATTAGAATATATATCAAGACCAATATTATTTAATATGTCATTAGACTTTTTCTTTTTAATATCAACACCTGTAACTACAACTGGATCAAGTTTAATTTCAAAAGCTTTATTAAATTTAGCTAGTTTTCTTCTAGCTTTTATAGCTTTTTCAGAATTATCTATAGGCTCATATGAATCAACCTCTTCTTGTAATTCCAAAAAAGTATCTCCCAAGCTTAATTCCGAACTCTCGGGTGCTGGCCCGGTTGTCAGTGTTGCAGTTGCACCCTTTGCCACAGCACCGTTTGTCTTTCCCTCAGTTAGAGTTGTTTGTGTTTCGTCTGTAACTTCTACAGCATTAGCAAACTCAGCTTTACGTTGATCAACACTAGCTTGTATTTGCTCTGTAGATAAACCTTGAGTTGTTAACTCATCAACCAAAGACTTTAATTCATTTATCTGATCTTCGTTCATATTATATAATTTAATTATTAAAAAGAAACACCTTTGTAAGTACTTGGATCTTGACTTGGTCCGAATGGAGCTGAATCTTCTCCAGCCATTTCATCAGCTGTTGCCGCGTCAATACCGCTAGCTATTAATAGTATTTTTCTTCTTTCTCTTGGAGATGTACCTGGAGTTATTGCTTTACCTTCTACTTCAATTCCATCGTTTGGATCTTCAAACTCTTCTACTTTTAAACCTTCATCTTGAGCTAATTTAATTACTTGATTTAAGTTTATTAACCTATCTATATCGTAAGTTTTATCAAGATACTCCTTTTTCTTTTTATCTTTTTCAGTAGCTTTAGTTTCTTTTCTTCTAGCCCTAAGCTCTGCATCTGTAGGTTCGTCGGGTGTAATTTTTTTATAGTTACTAGCGTTGCCGCTTTTTTTCCTTAAATCATCTAAGAACCAAGCCGTGTAAGCTTCACCAAACGTTTTTGAAGATTCTTCGTCAAACGCTGTACCAACTTGCCCGTTAGCATAGTTTAGTTCAGCACCCTCAGGAGCATAACCATTAAGAACATGCGACCAAATGTTTTTAGCTTTTTCAGGAAATTTAAGAAAGCTATTTACTTGAGCTGTAATAAAAGGTGTTGCTGTGGTTTCTATATCTGCAAACTTGCTAGGTCTAAACGTATATTCAAACTGTTTATTTTCGGTTGTTTTTAATTCTGGTTCTGAAATATAATCATCTCCAAATTTACCATCTTTAAATATACCAGATTCTTCTAAGAATTTATTTCTATCAGTGGTTATATTTGGCACTTTACCACCATCAAAAGCAAATAAAACTTTAGGATCAGCTACAACATAGTTGTTTTTAATCTCACCTTTTTTGTAAGCCTGTGTTATCTGTTCGCTGGAATACGCTGTTTTGATTTTCCAATTATCATTTTCATCAAAAAACCATTGTTCTTCTGGATTACGTGTGGCACCTATTCTAGCTGGCATAGCAAGCTGGTATTGTTTAGATAAACCTACGTTTGCGTTAGTGGTTGATACACCGCCTTCTGTGTTTACTTTAGGGTAACCATCTACATAATCAGCATAATAACTTTCATTGGCTTCTTTTCCAGCGTTAATTAATTGAGTTAATTCATTTATTTTACCGTCCCATAAAGCGTATTCTCTAGCAGCTTCCATTTGCAGTTCTTTAGATGTAGAACTTTTCATAGCCATATATGCCTGGGCTTTTTTCTCTATAGCAAACAAACCAGCTTTATTAAGACTAGGATTGTTAACACCAACTTTTTCCATGTTGGCACTAAACTCATCGTAGTTTTCTAAAACAAACTTAGCGTTGTAATCTAAATATTTTTGAGTTTCTTGTACAGCACTAGAGTTTCTTTTTGTTTTTTCGTTTATAACCTTAGCTACAGAATTACCTATATTAGTTATAGCTTTAGCATATTCTTTACCCGAATAATCTATTGCTGTTGCTGGACTTTCATAAGCACCTCCTCTACTACCGTAGTTTCTTGAAAATTGTGGTAATTCTGCCATGTTAATTTATTTGTTTAAACTCTACGTCGATTTTAGAATAATCTACACCATCAAATATACCAGTAAAGTTTTTAATAATAGCATTGTTAGGAACCTCGTCCGACATAACGCCTTGCCATTTACCTTTACCAAATATTTTATTTATATATTCAAAAGCATATATATTTAAACCGCTGTTAGATTTACCTATTAATTTTATATTCTTTTTAAGACGTCTATCAGATATAGCAGCACCAGCTATATTACCTAAAGCCCCAACACCAGCACCAATAGCTTGAGCCTTTGATTGCCGCGCCGCGACTTCAGCCTGTGCCGACCCGGTAATCTGTGCCTGTTTTCTATTTAGCTGTTGCATTTCTCTACGTTCTTTCTCTCCGTAAACAAATTCTTTGCCTAGAACATCTGCTTGTTGCATACGTTGAGCCTCTGACATCTGAGCATTTTGAACACGTTGCGCTTCTGACATTTGTTTTGTTTGTAAGTTTTCTTCGCCTCTAGCTATCAACTCTTGGTTTTTAGCTTCTTGTGATTCTAAACTAGCGGCAATACCTCTTTTACTTTGCAGCGCAGCTTGCGCAAGAGCAGTTGCACCGCCAGCGCTAGCGCCAGTAGACGCTAATAAATCTAACGTATTAGCTAAAGCAATATCAGCTTCTTCAGCTTGAAACTCTGCAGCTTTTGTAGCAACCCCAATGTTTTTATAAGGGTTAGACAACATACCAGCGTTATCAACAACCATACTCTCTAATGAAGATACATTTTCATAAGGATTTATAACTTCTTGTCTTGAGTTTTCAAGTTCTTCAAGCTCGTCTATTAAACGGTTTTTATCGCTTCTAGCTCTACGTTCTGCCTTTTTAGCTGAATTAGCGCCTATTACTGTAGAAGCTACTGTGCCTGCTACCGCAGCTCCAATTGCTACAACTCCTGCCATGATTTATATATTTTTAATTATTTCGTGTGACGGTTCTTCATCAACAAGCCACCCTAATTTTTTATGTGTATTTATCAAATGTTTATTTCTACCGATAGTAAACATATGTACTTTACCTAACTTCTTACATAATTCTTCTGCAGAAGTTATAAGTAACTCTATCGCTTGCTTGCGATCTTTATCTCTATACTCTGGATCTGATACTATCCATTCGAGTAAAACAGCGTCTGAGTTTGTCATGTATAAAAACCCAGCGCATACTGGCCTACCGTTTTTCTCTACCATTAATCCTCCTTTACCGTTATCAGGTAAAAAAGTTCTTGGTGGACTTACCGGCCATTTAGGCCAATGTTTCCACCACTCGCATAGAGTTTCGTAATCTTCGTCTTTTAATAGACGCGCTTTTAATTCCATATAATTTAATAACTTGATTCTACGTATTCAGATGACACAGCGAACAGCTCGCGTGTTTTACCACCTGCTCCAGCCACTTGTGTACTATCATCTGTTCTTATAGTCACAGTTGCGTAGTAACCTTTTACACCTGAAACACTTGCGCCATATACAACTTCTCTAGCCGTTTCTGAACTACTGTTAATAAGATTAGCAAAATACTTACCTTCTTTGTTATAAAAACCAGCATAGTATTGTATGCCATTCTGTGAATAAGAGCCTTCGTCAAAACTATAAACTAAATTCGAAGTATCGTTTAATTCAAAACTTCTAGCGGCGTTAAAGCTTGGAACTTCCCAACCTGTAGATCCTTCGTAATTAATAGTTTTAAATACTTTAGAGGCGCTAACTTTTGGGTTAAATATAAATGTAATTCTAGAATCAGAGTATACGCCATAAAACTTACCTCTATTATTATCTTGACCTACTTGCTGGTAATTGTGTTGATATAATTTACCTCTATTTACACTGTAATATTTAGATTTAACACTAAATGCTTGCTCTGGTTTATAAGTAAATCTACTTGTCCAACCCAGCACAGACTCGTCAAACGCGAGTGTTTGGTATGTGTCTGAAAAAATAAACCAATTACTAGTATCACTACTTGGTGGTGTGGTTGAACCTGAAACGTCAGATATACAAATGTAAACATTACCTAAATATGTTACAGCATCATCTTTTTCATAATCATCACCAGAAACCCAAGCTCCTCTATCGTTTCCGGTTATTGTTGGTGTTATGTTAGACCCCTGTAGGCTAACTATATATTGTTTTGTATATATATCCCAAGACCCTATGGCTTTATCGTTTACGCTTAAATTAGAAAGCTCATCTCTAAAATAATCTATCATACCATAGTTAGATATTTCGGTAATACCATCTTGAGATAAGCGTATTATAGCGTTTCTATTTTTATCAGTAAAATATTTTCTATAACCATAGACAGCAAAGCTTTCTGGGTTTCTACTAATACCAAAGTTACCAGCGTAAGGAACTATTTGTCCAATAACTAAATTAGCAGATGTAACAGTACCACCACCTTCGGCTGAGTATATTGCGTCTTTATCTATTAAAGCTCTACTAACTTTATTTTCTTGGAATATAACAAGGTTCGTGTCTTCAGCATATAGCTTTTGTATACTACCATTTGCAGGATCTGCGGCTTTAGTTATATCTTCACCTACGCTAAATACGTTAGTGTTATTAATACCAGTGCGTGAATTGAATATACCAGAATATATAAGAGCATTTGATCTTATAGATCCATTAGGTTCGTCATCTACTAAATAAGCTCTAACACCATAAGATATATTAGTGTTGTTATAACCACCTCTAATGCGAGCTTCTTCTACAAACCAACTTTCACCTTGGTTAGTGCTACTATTAACAGGGTAAGAACCATTAACGCTTGCTGGTACACCAGTACTACCGTTCCACACAGGAGGTGTTGTACCGGTTGCTCCGCTCGCAACAGTCTTCTTTAGTAAAAAAGAGTTAAAATATTTTACTTCTATTATCGCTCCCATATTTTAATAAAAACAAGGTGTTTGAGTGCCAGCATTTACAAGCCCCGTAGTATTTGAAAATTGAAAAGTATAAGACCCTTGTTGAGTATACTCAGGACTTAAAGAACCACTAATAGCAGGGTTTAGATTTTCCATTCTTTTAATTCTATAGTCAGTTCCAGCCGTACTAGAGTATAAACTTGTTTTTGCTGTATCAGTATAAAGTTGAGTTACATATTTTGCTAATGGTTCTCTAGCATATACGTTAGAACCATTAAAACTACTAACGCAACTACCCTGTGATACTTGGTATCTATAAACCGTATTTGATTGTCCAACAGGTGGACCTATACTTGAATCTGCACCACCAGCTCCATCTACTGTATAATAAAAATCACCATATTCTACTACACTTACCATTTGGTTGCTTGTATTTGGGTTATTACACCCAACAAGAGACGTATTAAACGCTCCAAACGTAGATTGAAAGTTTCCATGTATAATTCTATATTCGCCAGGCTGGTCAAATGCATAAACTAGACCACCGTATCTTGGCGTAGGTGTCGTTTCATCTTTTTGAACTGTTATACTACCTGTTGTACTACTAGGATAATTACTAGTATTTGAAATATAACCTTGTTGGCTGAAGTAGTGTCTAAACATTGCTGTTGTAGTCGCTGGATCGCCATTCATGTCTACCGCGGTAACCCATTGGTTTTGTGATGTATCATAGCGTGATATAGCAAACCTAACGTTTATTTGAGAACTACCAATTGTACCACTATTAGTTTGACTATTATAAGGGTTTATATAAACGTAAAAAGCACCTGCAGAAAGCGCGTTATCAGATTTAAAATTAAAAAAGTTTGGTATACCAAATGGGTTTGCTATTGGGTTGCCCGTGCATACTTCTATTGTTAAAGGATTAGTCGCGCTTGATGGAGCTGTTAAACCTCTAACATAAGCAGTTGTAGTATTTCCTAAATTACTAGGAATATCACTTGTTAAATAACTACTAAAACTATTAGTAAGAAACAATGCTACACCTGAACCATCTATTATGCCAAGGGCTTGTGGAGCTATATACTCCTGCCGAGTACTTGAGTTTGGTTCGTCAAAAATAACATCAAAAGTTTTAGTTGCAACGCGTGCGTTTGGATTACCATTATCCGTAACTTGAACTGTAAAACTACCTGTTCCAGCAGCGGAAGGCTCGATATTTTCAACATCATTGTTAGGTGTAACAGTATAATCGCCGTTACCAGTTTTACTTGCTATAGTAAATGTTAAATTATCAGTATTTTGTGTATTATCAGCACTACCATTAAAACCAGTTAAGCCTGTTAATATAGATTGCTGTCCTATTACCGCTTGTATAGGGGTTGTATTAGAGTTAGTTATTGATGGTGGTGAATTTTGTAATATTCCACTGACGCCTGTAACAGTACTTGTACCCTGATTTGTTAGTACTTGAAAAGTAAAATTATAAGATTCTTGCAAACCAGCATCTCCAGGTGAAGCTGTATAATAAAATGTATCGTTTGTCTGCAACTTGTATTCACTATTAGGTAAAGGAACTAGAGTCCATTCAAGGTATCTATTTGTTCCAGTTCCTGAATTATCAGTAACAACAAAGGATATTACTTGCGCTGGATCTATTTTGTTGTTTGCAAAATCAACAAACCAAAACGTGTTTGTCACGTCTGTTCCAGAGGTATAACTTTCAAAATGAGTATAGTTAAATCCAGGATTAACACCTGCAACACCACCACCGCTAGAAGGCCCAGCATTAGCATTCAAAGTAATTATATCTCCAACGGTACTTGTTTCATAAAATAAATCTAACCTAGAAACTGTAGGCGCTGTCTCTAATACAGCTAGGTTTTCGTATTTTACAAAATTATTACTACCAGTTTGTGGGTATGATTTATTTAAAAGACCAAATTGATCTCCTGTATTTTGCGAAGTAATAAACTCTGCTACAAAAGGATTTGATTCAGATCTAAAAAAAGCATAATAAGGATTAGCATCACTTGTTATAGGATCAGTTCCTGGTGTTCCTGAAAAATCTGCCACATCAAACAAATCAAATAAATCTTCTATATTATTAGTTGTAAAAGAAACTCTATTATCTTGTGGGATAAATTGAGCATTACCAATATTGCTAAAAGCTCTATCTGTATTTTCTACTCTACCAAAAAGTCTAACACTACTTCTGAATGTTTTATCTTGGGGACCAACCTCAGACAAGTCTCTAGGTACTTTATTTATATTGTCATTTAACAAAGTTATAAATGATGTGTTTTGATTAGGAGCGGTTGTAGTAAAAAACGGATCTCCTTTAATAGCACCATTAGTGTAAACATTGTAATACTCTTGTTCAATTTGCTTAACAACTATTTTATAGGTTTCCCAACCTAAAGGATTGTAATCTACACTAGTAGAATCACCGTTGTATAATCCAGGTTGGTTAGGAGTGTTTAGATCGTTTTTGTTACTTTGTATAACTGCATTAACAGATATTTTTAATGAATCACCTAAAAATGTAATTGAATCATTTAAACTTCTATAAGGTAAGTAAACTGTATCAGCACCAAAACCACCCGAAGATGAAGGATCTTGATCGTTAGAAAGTATAACAGTAGATTGTCTACCATATCTATCAGCTAAAACAAAACCAACTTGATAGTTTCTATTTTGCTTTAATGAGTGGTTTGGATATTCTATAGTTGTTTTAGCATCTTCAAAAGAAGGAGACACAGCGCCATATTTATCATTAGCACCAATTTGATATTTTATAAAATTTGGTGGCGTGTGCTTATCTTGAAAATTACTATAAACAACTCTGTTAGATATAATTTCTTGACCTAATGCTTTTACAGGAACTTTATCATAAACTCTTGTTATTTCACTGTCCGGTAAAGTTTTATATGGTTTTTGTGATAAATAAGAATATTCAAAAACATTACTTGTTCCTGTTATTTCAGAAACTGGTATTGTTTCTACAACTTGTAAAGCTAAACCATCTGATTCTTTATATATAATATCTATTTCAGATACATGAAAATCATCTAACAATTGATTACCAGCAGACGGTAACGGTATTTGCAGATCTATTTTATTAACTTTATTTTCCATAAAATCAACAATAGTGCTTGCAAAAGTTTGTTTTTCATCACCTTGTAAAAAATAACCATCTTGCTTTGGTATAAAACAAGCTTGTGTAAAAGGTGCTATTAAAGAATATTCACCATCTAAAAATTTAAATCTATAACTAAATCTTACAAATTTATTTTCTAAAAACTGAGGATCACCCGGAAAAGCAGACTCATAATATGGATTAGATATATTCGGCGAAGAACTGTTATTTAATGGTATGTACTGACTAGCAGCATCATACATAGAACACTCGTCTGTACCTGGAGATAATGCTGAATCTTTAATTAATAATATTGGTTCGTATGGATAATATTTAGCTACAGATATACTATCTTCTGTCGTGTAATACGTAGGCGTAGTTAAATTGTTAGGATTAGCAAAGTTAACGTTTATTTTTCTAGGTTGATTTCTATTGTCAGTAAAAAATAAAAAGTCTTCTAAAACGTTAACACCTATTATAGGTCTATTAGTTGAAAAATTAAGAAAAGCACCTTCAACTAATTTTGTTATTGTGGCTTGAGTTGTAGGGTTTGGATTAGAAGCTAGACTACACTGATATATAAAATTTTCCGCGTTAGGATTATATGTTGGTACCGGAGTGTTATATGGATCTGTATAGTCTGTAAAAAATAAATATACGTTGTTATCAAACTCGTTTACAAAATAACCAATACAGGTTAAATTAGAAACGCCTGAATCTAATTCAAAGTCAGCTCTACTAACGTTTCCAAGTACATTTTCTAAAGCACCAACGTCATCACCTTCTGACTTACTAACCTGTATATTTACAGCGTCGCGATATTCACCTTGTGGTATAAGTCTAGCATCAAGGTCTTTGTTCATCTTTGATTTGATGAACGCGTTTTTTACTTCAGCCATTTAATTTTAGTGTTTAATCCATTTAGATTTACCACGCATAACTTGTACTATTTCGCTAAGCTTGATATTTGACAAACGTATTTTAGTGTTTCTAAGTTTAGCACTACGCTCACGTTTTAAACGTTGAACTACATATTCGCTTTGATTTATTCTAGATGCTAGTATAGCGTGCGATATATGTGCGTAGAGAGCTTCTTCTGCCATCTTAGGTATCTTTGTATCTAAGTCAACAGAAAGACCATCAGAGATGTATTCTAATACTACTATTTTATCTACCAAGTCAGCAGAAAAAGAAAACTTATTATATCTTTCGTCTATATTAAAGTAACCATTACCATTAGCAAACTGTGGATCTAAACCATATAACTGCCCATAGCCAAAGCCATAAATATCATAATAGCCTGAGCTAAATATTATATCGTTTACTAACTCATCGTTGTTTGTATTTTTTAAAAAATTATTATCAAAGCGATCGTTAGTTATAGATGTAGTTTCAACATTGCTATCAAAGCTATCTTGAATTGGTACGCCTTTGTTATCGTCTAAAAATACATCTGTTGGTTTTGTAGTAAGCATATTTCCAGGCATTATAGTATGTTTAACACCTGAATTATCTATCCAATATAGGCCTACATAATTAACGTAGTCTTGCGGTATTGGTATACTTAAATTGTGAGGCACTGTAACCTCTAGCTTGTTTACACTTTTTAAAGTATCGTAACTAAATTCTTGTAAACCTCTTTTAGCGTGAAAAATTATATCTGTCCGCTTGACACTAGTTATTAATTTATCCGTTCCAACATATGCAACTTCGAAATTATTTATTATATCGTCCAATGATATATAAGCGTAAGAGCCGTAGTTTTTTTCTACAGTATCACCGTATGCTTTTTGTTGGTGGGTGCTAGCATAGTTACCACCATCCAGTTTTTTAAGCTGTACTACAATATATGAAAGATTAGCTGGCGCTGCGGTAAATGTAATAGTGTTTCCACTAACTGTATAACCAGCAATAACTTCTGACCATGTGCCAGGAATAGCGTTTGTGCTGGTGTATATTTTAAAATTATTTAAAGCGTAGTTTACGTTTGTATTACTTGCAGCTCCAAATATTAAATCAGTATCAAAAGTAGTTGTAAAACTAACCACGGTACCATCACCTCTAAAGCCTTGAGCGCCTTCGTAATATTGTCTATTGTTTTCTGTAAGTAACGCCATTTATTAGCTTTTTGAATTAACTTCGTTTTGTTGTATCTCAGCTGCAGCCGCTTGAACTATTTGAGTATCTCTAATTATAATACCAGAGTATTGAAGTATTCTAAGTATTACATTAACTTGTTCACTAGATTCTAATTCAAAGTTTTGAGAATTACTTGAATCATATATATATTGACCTTGACCTCCAGTTGAATAAGCCCATTTAACATTTAAAGGTTTTCTTAAAAATGAAGTCGAAACACCACTTACTATACTAAGAGGATATACTTTAATTTTATTATTTTCATATATATAAACAGGATATTCATTACTTGGAGATGCTAAATCTGATTTTAATATTTTATATATATTATTTCTTTGAGCTCTTTGTATGTCAGCATCGTATGTTCCTCCAGTATACACAGGATCTCCTAGAGTATAAAAAGCAAATTGATTCGCGCCTACAGATCCATTGTATATAATAGTATAACCACTATTAGTATCAGTAGTTGGTAAGTTAAAACTGCCTGCAGAATAACTGCAATTTCCAAAACATTTAAACTGTGATATTTTATTATCTATATTTGTTTGTCTATTAGAGTAATCAAAATTAGTTTGAGGGACTCTAATTTGCTGATTTAAACTATCAAAGTATTGTTCAAATATATCTAGTTGAACCTGTGTAGCTGTTTTGTTAAACTCGTCAGGTGTAATATAACCTCGCTGTTCTTTGTTTATAATTAACAAAACGGTTTGGTAAACTGTATTTACATTAATAGCCATGTTTATTATTAATTAAAATTAGTAAATACTAACCTTGATTTAGCTTCTTTTAGTTTTTCTCTTTTCTCTAAAATTAACTTTTGTAGTATGTTTGGATTAGGATTTTCCATATCTGAAAGCATATAATAAGCTATGCTAGTGTATAAATAATCTTCTGCTAGCTTTGGAACTATAACTGGAGTGGTAATAATTGGAGGTGTAAAACCTTCTTGAGTATAGTAAGTCTCATAATTAAACTCCTGTATAGATCGTTTAGCGTAAAATATTACATCTGTTCTTTCTACTTCAGGTATAAGTTTGTCAGGTCCTATATATAACAATAAAAAGTTATTTATAAGATCATTTAAAGATACACTACCGTTGATTAAATCTCCTGCCATTTTTTATTATTTTTGCCCGTCAATATCTATTTTTTGTTCTTTGCTAGAAGCTAAAGAAGCTGCTAGTTGATCATTTGATAAAACGCCTGCGTAAGCTAGTATTTTACTAACTAACAAAGGTTGATCAAACTCATGTATTTCAAAATCAGTAGAACCAGAAGAACTATAAACATAATTACCAAACTCTTGGTTTACTGTAAAATTCCATTTAACATCAGAAGGAAAGCTTAAATAGTCTATATCTACACCACCAGTAAGAGTTGTTGGATATACTTTTAATTGCCTATCGTTTATAGTGTATACAGGATATTTAGCAGAAGGAGCTGTTAATGGTGATTTGTTTGTTGTATAAAGATCGCGCTGTTCTATTCTTTCTACCTCTTCGGTTTTATAAGAAACTGTATTAACTTCTTTAATGCTAGAAGTCAAAACAACTGTAGTACCAGATGTAAAATTAATAGAAGTATTGCCTTTAAATAAAGCTATTTTTTCTTCTAACAAAGCTATTCTATCTGCTTGCGCCACATCTGTTTTAGGTAGTCTGAGCAATAAGTTTAACTCGTTAAAGTATTCTGTGTATATTTCTTGTTGAGACTGCGTAGCTATTTTATTAAACTCAGTTGGGGCAAGAGGCCCTCTATTATTCTGGTCTAAAACTACTAGCACGGCTTTATATACGTCGTTTACATTTATTGCCATTTATATTTTTTTAAGTATTGGGCCCGAGCGAACGGGCCCATATACTATTGTTACATGTTATTTTAACTTTTTCTCGATAGACTTGAAAACTTCTACGCCTTCGTCTGTCTTAAAGAAAGCTGCCATAGCAGAGTAAGGATTTTCATCAAATGGTACTGTCATAAGTTTTTTACCGTTTGATGCCCAAGAGAAAGATCTTTGATCATCTGACAACTTAATTATTTTAGCTTCAGCAGCTTTAATAGCAAAGTTTCTTAGTTGAACATTTTCGTCTTTAGCAAGTTCTATAAATAAAACTGGGTTTTGTCTAGCAAATATAAGTACATCTCTTTTTAGTTCTTTAGAAGACATATCATTTACTTTGCTTCCAAACTCAACTCTTAGTATAGCTTCTATTTGATCTACCTCCATACTTCTAGCAGCATTCAACGCGTCTATTTGAAGTTCCATCATATCAAGTTCGTCAGTTGCTTCAACAACAGAATCAAACTCTTTATAACGTTTTCCATTCATTGGGTGATACAAAGATAACAGTTTTTGTAAGGCTTGTTTTTCTTTTGGAACAAATAAAGCACCGTCTTTAAATAGTATAGTGCCTAATGTTACCTCGCCTTTCTGCTCATCTACAAACGGTGAGTTCATATTTGTAGCATACCTAAGTTCTCTTTGTTGATTTGTTTCACTATCATACCATAGCATAGGTTTTTTAACGCTATGTTTTGATGGTATTCTAAGTGTTAATGGTTTGTATCTTCCTACTATTAGATACGTTCTATCTTTAATTTCCCAACCTTTTTCTACAGTTGGGGCTTCTTTTGTTTTTGACATAATATAATATAATAAAATTAATAAAATAAAGGTTTAGGGCGCCGAAGCGCCCGTACCTTTAAAGTAATCTACTTAGTAAATAATACAAAGTTGTTTGCACCTTGTACACATAAACATCTTTCAGATAGGAAGTTAACCTCCATAGCGTCTAGATCAGATGTGAAAGCACCTCCAACAGAACCAGTCAACCAAGACTTCATACGACGATCGTCAGTTTGTGACGCTCTGTATCGTACGTGTAAGAATGGACGACGAATATTACTACCAAGAACTTGATCGTAAACTGTTGATGTACCTGCAGGAATCAATACCCCGTCAATAGCGCTTACGCCATAACCTGGTGGGATTAATCCGTCGCTAATAGCACCACGAGTAGAAGCATCGTTTAGATATTTCCAGTCAGTCTTATAGAAATCGTAAGAACCTCTGCGGAAACCACTAAACCCTAGGTTTAATGCCATATCTTCAGAGTTTTCGAACAATCCATAAGCAGTACCACCGTTAGCACCGTTAGAGATACCAGCTAGCATATCATCAAAACCTAGAGACGTTTCGCGATTTAAGAAAAGCATGTTTTCTTCAATAGCTCCTTGCGTGTCTAAGTTACGTAGGATATTATCAAATTCTCCTAGTGCACTAGCAGCAGCGTTAAAGCCAGCTTCTACATTACCACGAGATTGAATAGCAGCGAATAAACCTTCTGTACCTTTGTAACCAGCATTAAAAGCAGAACCAGAACCTAAAGTGTCATCAGCTTTTTCACCTTCAACTACGCTCATTTCAAGATAATCTTCGAAACGTAGACGAGTTTCAGACTCAGCTTTTAGATACCATAGGTAACCTCCAGTTCCATCTTCAGTAGCAACCTCTACCCAACCAATCTGAGCTGTGTCAGAACCAGAAACAACATATTTGTTACGGATAATAATTGGTGAGTTGGATTGTTGCGTGAAAGAAGGATCTACACTTACGTATCCGTCAGCTGCAGTAGCTGAAGTGTTGTTAGGTGTAGAAGAACCTTTAGCATATTCAGAACCAAATACAAAGATTTTAATTCCAGTTGTAGCAAGCGCAGCAGTTGTAGTAGCATCATAAGGGGCAACAGTAAGTGCACCGGTACTAAGGTTAGAAGCAGTTACAACAGCTTTAAGCTCGTTACCAGCACCATCTAAAGCTACAATAGTAGCTTGTGGAGAAATAACGTTTTTAACATCAGCTGCTACAGGAATAGTAATTGTATTTGTTTGATCGTTGGTACAACCATCATAAGAGATGTGTAAACGGTTTTGCTCAGACCAGATAACCTGATCAGAAGTCATTGGCATTTCAGCTCCTACCATACGTAAGAATCCAGAAAGAGTTCTGTTTCCATAACGCTCTACTTCTTGTTCGTAGATCTCAGGTAGATACTGCTGTGCAAATGTATCGGAATCGCCAGTACCAGTACCTCCGTTAAAAGACAGGAAGTTTGTATCTAGCAATTGTTGTTGTTGACTTGGGACTATACTCCCAAATAAAGGACTTAATGTTGCCATAATTATTTATTTTTAGTTTTTTATTGTTACTTTTTTGATTTTCAATTTTGAAGAATCAACTCCGCTCATTGCTTTTACTTTAATTCCATTAACAAATACTTCACCAGCAGCTGTTTGACGAGGCTCAGTCGAAATATTTTTCGATTTAGCCATGACATCTTTAACAGCGTCAGCTTTTCCTTGTTCATAAAAGTGTTGGGCAATGGTGTCAGCGTTTCTAGCAGCATACAAAGCTTTGTGGTAGTCTTTAACTTTAACGACTTGGCCTTTATCATTCAAGAACGTCTTGACAAAATTAGCTATATCTTTTTGTGCTTCAGCTACACTTTCAGGATTTTTAACACCGTATCTAAATTTTTTCTCTCCTACGTTGAAATCAAAACCTTTGAAATCATTAGAAAAAAGACTAGAAGTTTGGTTAACAAAAGCCTGTTTGTTTTGTTCTACTGTTTGTTGCTCTTCATTGTATCGGTTGAAAAAGTCTAATGCTTTTTGTTGCTCTTGGGTTACGCCGGGTCTCAACTTGATCTCGTCGTAGTATTTACCTTTTAAGCCTTCAAGAAAGTCTTTAGCTTTCGCAGCCTCCTCTTTGAACGCAATTTTCTTTTTGCGTATGTCTTTTGGTTCATCTATATCTTCATCATAATCAAAGTCTTCTAATAAAAGACTTACATCTTCAGAATCTAAGTGTGGTTTAGTTTGTTTATAATATTCACTAATTAAAGTTTTATTATCAACATTGGTATAATCTGCGTTAAGCCTAACATAGTCTTGCACAGTTCCACCAGTTTCTTCCATAAAAGTAACTAGCTTATCAATATTTTCTGGTAATTGTTTTTGCTCTACAATTGTTTGTTGTGGTTGTTCCTCAACAACTTCTTCTTCAGTGTCTTCAACTACAGTTAAAGGAGATTCTACTCCTTCGTCGGCGGTCCGTATTTCTTCAACCACTTCTTCGCTGTGGCTACTGTTTGGGGACTCTTCGATAATAACATTGCTATCATCTGTCTCTTGTGTTTGAACGGCATCTTCGTTTTTTATTTCTACTTTAGTAACCTCAGGAATTACTTCTCCTTGAGATTCAATACCTTCTTTGGGTATTTCAATTTTAGTTACTTCGTTTGATTTACCTAAGTTTTTAGGTTTAGTAGGAGTTTTTATTTTAAACTCTCCCTCTTGTTTTATTTCTTCTGACATAATATAATAGTATAAAATTAAAGGATTTTATTTTCAACGAGGTTCAAACTGTTCAAGTCCAAATCCTCCTAGTGAGTCAAATCCAGATGACTCGAAGTTTTTAGGTAGTTCATCGTTTTGACGTTGCGCAATCATTTCTGATTGTTGTGTACCTATAATTCTAGCACGCTCGTCTTTGCGATCTTCTATTTTATCTTCTTTTTCTTTCTGCGCATCCACTTCTAGCTTAGCTAATTGCATATCATATTGGAATTTTTCAGCCATTAATTGCTTTTTAATTTGAGCTTCTAATTCCATTTTTTGTATTTCAAACTGTGACTTACCTTGTTCAAGTTGAAGTTTAGTTTCTGTAAGCGCTTGTTGTTTTTGCACCTCAGATAAAGCAGCTTGTTCAGCAGCTTGAGCGTTTGCTTGAGCTTGCATTTGTATATTTTGCTGTTGAGCCATTGCCGCGGCTTCAGCTCTTTCAGCTTGTTTTTGTTTTAGATATTGATTAGCTAATTTAATATTTTTAATTTGTCTAATATCTATAGCATCTTCTAGATTTATTCCTCCAGACTGTAAAGCTATTTGAACATTTTGCTCTAGCATTTGTTGCTGCTCTTCGTCTGGTTCTAACTCTAAAAATATACCAAACTCATGCATATTTAGTTTCTCTATTTCCTCTAAAGAACCTACGTTATATTGATTTATACAACTAATCAAAGCGTTTTTAGTTAAAGGAAAGCTAAGCATGTCACTAGCTTTTAAACTTACATTTTCACAAGCTCTTATTGTTAAATACATTAATGATTGAAGTATATGCTTTGTTGCCGTGTTAGATGCGGCTGCGGCTAATTTTTGTAAACCTACTAAAGCATCTTTGGTTGGTTGACTACCGTCTCTAGCTTCATTCAACCCTGTTACGTCACGAATCATTTGTAAATAATACTGATATGTTTGTGTAAGCGCTTGGATTTTTTGTATACCAGAAGAAGTTTGTAATTCTTGTATTGGTACTTTACCTCTATTGGGATCACCATCTTGGGTTAAACTTCTACCTACAATACTACCAGTTTGAAAATACATGTTCAAAGCTTCTTGAGCATTATAACTTGTACCATTACCAAGATCTACCTCTGCTAAACCATCTACGTCTACAAACACACCATCGGGCACTGTTCGCGCTAGCACTTGTTGTATTTTTAAATGTGTAAGCTGTATCATATCAGCAAAGCTAATACATTTACTAACTAAACTATCTATACGACCTTTATACATTCTAGGCGCTGATATAGCGTAGTTCATTTGCACTTTAGTTTGATCGCTAAAAGGACGCGTCATATTTTCAGCAAGTTCCCATTTGAGCATTTTTTCATGCCCAAGTATTTTAGCTCCGCTGTATAAAACTTCTATAGCCCGATGCACTCTTTCAAAGTTATCGTTTTCAGGCGGATCAAATGTATCTGGTTTTTCTAGAGCTTTTTCAAGACCTTGATCAGTTTGTTTTATTTTAAATACCTGGTTATTATAGGTTTTATATTCAAAAAATAAAACTTGAACCTGATTATATTGATCGTCTTGACCATAATAATTACGGGTGTAGTTAGCATCACCGGGATATTTTTGTATTTCTTCTAACTCTGAATCTGTTAAATAAGGAAAAAGTTTTTTAACCTCTTGCAGACTCATTGATTTCATTTCACCTACATAATAAATATCTTCAAAATTAGGATCTTCTGTATATGAATAAACTAAATTAGCAGGATCTACATAATCAATAGTAATACCATTAGCTAAATTAAAGTCTGTTTTAACAGCTGATATACCTAATACAACTAAATCATAAGCAAGACGTTTTTTAATTTCATCGTACTTATTATAATTTAAAACATTTTCAATAAGTTCTTCTTCTGCTATTTCTATAGATTGCTTATAGCTCAGCTGCATGTAAAGCTCTAGCTCTTCTTCGTTTTGTGTAAGCGCGTCTGGATTTATACTTGAAAAAAAGTTTTGTCCAGTAGCTTCATTTAATGCTTCTATCTGCTTGCGGCTTTGCATATCTTTTATAGCATCAAAAACAAACTGAGTTCTTTGCTTTATAGCAAAAGGATCTGTAGCGAAAGATTTTATTTCATAACCTTTATCTGTCATACCATTTACTACTATATCAACAAATTTAGATAATACAGGTATTGGCTTCCAGTCTAAATTTAAATAAGATAAATCACCATTAATAGATAGCTCGTCTTTGTATTTAGCAACCGACTGCTCACCTCTAGCATATAGTCTAAGTCTGTGAAAGTCTTGCCAACTATTACCAAAACGACCACCAGCGCCTAAACCTTTGTCACCTCTAAACCATTCGTTTTCAATAGCTCTACCTACAGCTAAGCCGTAATCATAAGTATTTTTCTCTGCGTCTGGTACTACCTGACTTGGAAAAGAACTATTAACATTAGTATAAACCATTTATTTTATTATTTTTGAAGAATAACCTGTGTTATCGTATTTTGTAAAATTAATACTAACTGGCTCTTTCTTTATTTCAGCCACTGGTGAGTATTTGTTTTTGTTGCAAGCCATTATAGCTAAACCAGAACTTATAGTTGCATCAAATTTTGTTCTATTGTTTATGTTAAACTTAGCCCAGTCTTCAAGTGTACGTTGAAAATACATTTGACCGTACTCAGTTTCTTTTAAACCTACATAATCTTCTATATAAGATTCTATGGCAGCAGCGTGCGCTTGTTTAATATCTTCACTTGAGTTAGGTATACCACCTATTTCTCTTTCAGCTACTGATAACTTGTTAAACGTTTTATCAGGTCTATTTATAGAGAAGTTTCTATAACCTCTTCTTTTTAAATAATACAGTAGTCTTGGTTTGTTATTCTCTGCTAGTATAGGCATACCATAAAAATGTAAAGCCATAAGTACGTCTTCAAAGAATATCTCAGCTGTAGGAGGTCTTGATATATATTCTAAAAAGAACATATTAAAAGGCGCTTCTTCCATACTAAACTTTGTAAGACCGTGCAAAGATCCTTTAGAACCTTTATTATCTACTGTACCCGATATATCATATGAGTCACACCCAAAAGCACCAACGTGCTCGTTACCTGGGTGTTTAACTCCATTCTTTATTATTACACGATTTTGTAATCTTGCAGATGGAATCCAAGAAACTAAAAACCTACCATTGTTTTCTGGTATGAAATTAACTGTTGTATCTTTTACTCCTCCTGCCCATTGGAAGTTACCTTGTGTTACTAAGGTTTTATTCCTCATGTCTTCATTATAATCTATTTGCTCGTATATTTTAGTTAGATTAAATAAAGATAATTTAGCTTCATCTCTGAAAGCGTGTTTCTCTGTACGTGGAAACTGACGGTAGTATTCGTTTAAACTATCCTGGTCATTTTTAAGACCATCTACTTCATTTTCCCAGTGTTCGATAACACCTGTTGTGATAAGGTCTCCGTGTGGATCTCTAATGGCGTCTTTTGGTTTGTCGAATACAGGTACGCCATAAGCATCAATGAATCCCTCGTAGTTCCATTCCATAGGTATGAACAAACTATATAGTCCTGAGCTAGTCTGCCCATTGCGGTTTCTTTGCGTGACATCTGAAGCATAGTACAATTTCTTAAAGTTTCCTCCTCCTTTTTCTATAGCGTTACTAGTTGAACCCATCATACACTTACCAACGATCTTACTACCAAGTCTCATCGTGGTTTTTGTAACCCTCCAGTTGTTTAATATGTTATCAGGTCTTTCCCATTTACCTGATTCATCATGAACAAGCAACTTTAGTTTTTCACCATCATAACTGTTGTCACCTGTGTTTTTCCAGTCAATAGTTGTATCAAGACCTTCTATTTCTTCTGATGCAATACCTTCATCTAACTTTCTACGAGTTAATTTAGAGGCCGGGACCCTATATGCTAATTCTGTTTTTGGTCGATCCATACCGTCTTGTATAGGACGGAAAAAGAAAGGGTAGTTAATTGATATTGGTACTACCTTGTCGGTAAACATTTTTTTAGCATCAGCCCCTGATTTTGATAGTATACCGAATCTTGAGTCTGAGCTAATTGTAGCTTGGTTAACTGTGTCTGATGATGCCATAAAGGAGAAACCAGACCGTCTGTTTTTAAGGTAACATATACCGTAGCATCTTTGGTCTGCTTTGCAAGCTTCCCAGAAAATGTAGAATAATCTATTTGATTCCCTATAATCTGCCGCCCCAACATCAATCTTGCTCCACTGCAAGAACATATAGTGAGAACCAGTAATGTAAGTAGCCAAACCTTTATTATAGAACCAATACCCTTGTTCACGTCTTTTAAATTCTTCATCGATATAATCGTACCATTCTTCTTTAAAACTATTAGGATATCTCTGCCAATCAAAAACACTTTTAATTTTAGATAATGTTTTTGGATATTCTGCTTTAACCCATTTTTGCTCTTCTGTTTTTTTAGATATACTAAAAACATTTTCAGGTTGTTCAGGTAAAGCTATTTTAAGATTTTGTATTTCTACAATTTCACCTATAGTTCCATTTTTGCTTATGATTATAATATCGTGTTCAACATCATAACCATACTCCCATTTTTTATACCTATTGTTTCTTTTTAAAACTTTAGGTTTTATATGGTCTTGTATTGTTTTAACTAAAGACTGCCTGTACATTACCTTGATCTACCCTCTGCAAAACCTTTAAAACTTTTTTCTTTAGTTTCTTTAGCATCGCCGTCAAGCATTGATTTTTCTTCTTCTATTCTAGCGAGTATTTCAAACGCATCGAATATAGCAAGCTTCTTTGTAGCAGCTGCGTTCTTAAGCCTATCAGCAGATATGTCATCGTCAGAATCAACTATAGGTTCTTTAGCTACCTTTATCAATTCCTCAACTGCTCTTTGCCCAGCTTGGATTATATTCTTCCTCGTTTCCTTTGAACTCATACTTAACTAAAATATCATTTGATTGCATACAGTATAGTCTTTGTTTGTTTATAACAAACTCAAACTCTCTATTAGATTTAAATCCAACAAGATCACCTTCGTTTATACCTAAAGTTTTTAAGGTTTTATTACCTATCTTTACTATACCTTTATTTTTTACTTCAACTTCTTGTGACCAGTCGTCTGTGTTTTTTATTGGTATTATAAAACAATGTTCACCTAAAGGTTTCCATTGATATATATTTTTGTAAAGATATATTTGATCTAGTTGGCATAAGTATTGATTGTCGTTTAGCGTTTTACTACTATCAACTTCTTTACCTTGGTGGTTATAATATCTTCTAAATACATTGTGGTGTATTATAACCTCGTCACCTTCTTCTATGGGTGTTGAATAAGCTGATGGTGTAGAAACAACTATAGCTTTTCTACTTATTAACTTAAAGTTTTCTATGCTAGAATTAACTATAAGTTTATCACCATTTATATCAACTTCATTGTCATACCTATTTTCAACAGGCGTGACGATAAAATCAAAAACACTCCTCATTAATATTCTAAATCATATTCAACAGATACAGCCATGTTAGAATTAAACTTCTTCCATGGCAATACCTCGTTGTTTTTCTTTATAAATATGTTATAAGAAGCATCTTCATCTTCAAACAAAATATGTGATATCTCGTGCCCGCCATATACTTGCTGGCCAACAGCGTAATGCATCGCATCGTTTTTGTAATCAGAACCAATACTGATTTTTCTTATAACAGCACTCATTAGTCTTCTGCCTTAACAACAGCTAGTTCACCTTCATCTTCTTTTTCGATTTCAGTATACGTACCATCTTCTAAATTAATGTTAATAGCTCCGTATGTTTCTTCTAGTTGTTTTTTAGTATCTTCAATACCTTCGTTAATTCCAGCGATCTTATGAAGCAACGAATGTTTGTTTGCTTCTAATTGACCAATCTGATTTACAACGGTACTTAACTCTGTTTGTTGGTCTTTAATAGTTTTAAGCTCTTCAGCTGTAATTGAATTTGACATTTAATTTAATTTAAGTTATTTAACTTTACTTATTATTACTTATTTTTTTACCTTTTTCCCACGTACGTCCCACAAAGTAAGCACCATACACGGTTATTAATAATGATTGGAATATAGGTATATAATCCTCTGCTATTGAAAACTCTCCTATGTTACCGTCAAAAAATGCTAACACGGAAAATATAAAGGTAAGGTATATAAGAACCATTGGCCTTATATTCTTAGACAAGAAGGAATCAGACTTCATGTCTGACTCCCATCTTGCTGTTACCTGGTCTTGAGCATCTTTATCTGCTTGCTCTAGCAGTTCTTCAACTTTTTGTTTAGCCGCAAGTCTCTCTTCATCTGTAGTTACTAGATCATCTATTACTTGACCTATATCTTTGATGAGACCTCCAGTTATAAATTGAAGAATTTTTTTCATTTACTTAACAGTTGAGTCATATTCTCTAATAGAACCTGAATTTGCTCTAACATTTCCTTTTTCGTCTATAACACGATTAGTAGCTTCTTGCAATTTTTTTATATCACCACCTTTGTCTAGATATGCATTTTGAAATTTATCCCTAGCTGATTGCTTTTCTTTTTTTTCCTTTTTATTTGGATCTGGATCATTTTCTTTAGCAGGAGAACCGTGGTCCATTTTATACGGAGACATTTCCATAGCAGACGCCTTGCCATCAATAGGCATATCGTTTACTAAGTTTTTCTTTTCTTGACTTATTGATTCCATATGGTAAGCAGAACCAGCCATCATAAGACCTGATGGTTTTCCTTTAGCGTCTACCATTTTAGCGCATGATGATTGTTTTTGTTTATATGCCATTTTGTTTTATTTTGTTTTGTTGTAAGCTTCTTTTTCCCATGGTAAGTTTTTAGCTCCTTCTTTAATACTTGAGCGAGGTATTACCCTACCTTTCCAATATACGTTTTTATTATCGTAATCAAGATCACCTCTACGCATTTGGTCTATATGTATCATTTCGTGATCAATAACCTCTTGCATTTTATTAGGTGATACATCTTTATTTATAATAATCGTACCGTTGTTATTAGCTTTACCTAACACACCGTCCTCCATATCTACACTATATATAGGAGTATTGTCTATTGAAAATGGTGGTGTTAATTTAAAAGCCATATTATTTGTTGTAGGGTACTTTATCGTTAAACCAAGCTTGTCTAGCAGAGCAACCACAAGGAATATTTAATCCCTCTGAAAGTTTATCAACTACGGTTTTAATACCAGTAGCTTTAGTAAACTTTGCTATGTCGTCTCCTAGTCCTTTTGATTTCATTGTTTTTTGCGCATTTTTTCTAATTGCGCATCTGTTAGTTTTTTTGCTTTTTCATTGCCTCCAAACTTTGCTCCGGTCGGGTACTTTTTTTCATTAGAATCACTAACACTAGATTGTTTTGTGTGCTTATGATTATTAACTGTTATTCTATGGCTACCGTGATTAACTGGAGATTTTTTAAGAGTTTTTGCTTTTGGCGTGCTAATGTCTTTTTTAAACTTACTGGTTGTTTCTTTAGCAGCTCGAGTAACCCCGCCTTCAGTTGGATTTTCAGCAAAGCCAGGCATACGTCTTTCTCTTTTTAATTCGTCTTCATAAGATTGCTCAGATATTGTTTTTTGTTTTTCTCTTTGTTGCATTGGTGATCCGTATCTTAAAGCAGAACCACTGTGCTTTGTCATGAATGTTCCCATAATTACCATTTAACTTTGTCAGCCCAGTAAGCGGCTGACATTTTACCTTTTTTAATGTTCTTTGCGTGACGAGCTTTAAAACTAGCTCTACGTGCTTTAGACTTAGCGTCTGTTTTTTTACCAGCAGTGCTTACACCTTGCTGACCAAACCTTATGATTTTTTCTAAACCTCCACTGCAAGCTTTTACAATGTGTGATTTAGTTTTATGATCTGGCGTACGCCGAGGTTTATTACACTTAAGTGTTTTTTTATCAGTTGCCATATGTCCAAATTACATTAGGTGATTTATCATCGTCTATATCTATATGAATAAAAGTATCACCAATACCTATACGGTCTATACCGTGTTCCATTAATTCTCTTACAAGTTCAAACCTGTATCTACTATCCTTGCAAGCTATATCAGCCGCAAGACCTTTTAAATGAGATGAGTTAGGTTTCCCACCTACTTTTTCATTGTGTGCTGACGTGCGATACCCAGAGTTAATATCTATAGGTTTGCCAAGCTCAGCTCTAACATTGTCTAGTATAAGTATAAGATCTTTACTCATCATTTGCCCGCTACCTTGTACATCAGGCGAATCGAACTCTTCATAAGTAAAATACTTAAACATTATTTTTTGTTTTTAAGCTGTATCCACTTGTTTACAGTGTAACCAATAGTTACCACTAGCAATAGCAATTTTAAACCCATCTCTATTTCAGCAAATGTTGTTACTCCCAATGTAGTTGTGTTTATAGCGTAAAGTTTAAAATCGTTAAAACTCATCTTATAATCCTTTTGCTCTCATTGTAATTGGTCCGGATTTATAGCTGCAAGGATATTTTTTAACTTGCATACCTGTAATACCAGAACTACTACCTTTACCCATTGGAAAACCAGTGGTGTCTAGCGGCCCGTCCCAAACATGCGACTCACCTACTTGTCCTTCCAACGAAGGCTTACCTAGTAATTTACTTATCTTGTGATCCATAATTATTTGTTATTCGTTTTCGTCTTGATCTCCTTTTTTCTTTTCAATAAGTTTTGCGCCTATCTCACCAAAAGCTTCAGCTGCTTTTCTAGCTACATAACCGTGAGAATCATTTATAACAGTTTTAGGATTTTCATAGCTAGCGGCTGGTGAATTGTCTCCAGCTTTTAAACCTTCGTATATAGCTGTGTTACCACCTTCATATACTTCGCTACCAGGCCCAAAAGCTTTTTCTTGTTTAGCACTCATTTGTGTAACTGATCCAGACTTAGGCATAGACATTTGTCTTTCTAAACCAGATCCAAAAGCAGTTTGCGCCATACCTTGAGTTTGTTCACTAAACATAGGCTTGGCATTACCCATCATATTAGCCGGAGTAATTTGAAATGTTTTACCTTCAAAAGGATTTGCTTGGTCCATAGCGCCTCCATCCATTGTTGCTCCTGCAGACATATTAGCTGTGGGTGCTACTGGAGTTGTGGGTGCCGCTGAAGCTGATTGCTGAGCTTGCTTGCGTTCCATTGCCATTTGATATGCAGTGTTATTTTCTAGAAATCCACTCATAATACTTGAGTTTCCCGTACCTATTTGACCAGCAGCCGCTGCAATACCTCCTAAAAATTTATTTGGTGAATCATTTTTTATCTCTAAGTTACTTCCATCAGTACTAGTATCTAATGATTTTTTAGTCATTTCTTTTTGTCTTCCTGAAACGCGTTTTGTTTTTTTAGCTTGTCTATCTTCAATTCTTTGAGCTCCTTCTGTTTGTCTTTCAATACGTCTATCTTGTCTACCTTGTAATCTAGCTGCTCTTTTTAAATTACCTCTAGACTTAGCTGTTTTTATTTTAGACTCTAAATCTGGACTAGCGCCTTTTTTTAAAGTTTTTGTTTTTTCGACCTTGTGTTTGTTTTCAAAATTTGGGCGATCTTTAGACGTTGTCATCATTTTTTTCTTGTCAGCAATAGCAGCAGCAAGTTTTTCACTAGTTGAAGCTATAGCATCTCCCATACTATCTGAAGCATACGTCTGTGGATCAAGTGAAGGGTTTGAGTATGTTCCATATTCACCAGCGTTAAACCCTTGGCGCATAGAATCTGTAAAAAAACTATTATCAGCGAAGCTACTTTTAGGTTTATCTACCTCTTGTCTAAAAGGTGATGGGTTTGGTAATTTAAAAGCCATAATTATCTTTCTTTATCTTTGTTGACATTGTTAATAGCAAATGAATAAACTTTATCGCTATAGCTTTTGCCTTTCATTATACTGTTTCGCCTGGTGCTTGTAGGTATATCCTCTTCACCTAGCATTATTTTATATACTCTTGATATTAGTTGTTTACCTTTAAAAGACACTTTGTATATATTATACTTCTGTGTAGTCCTATTGTTGTGCCTCCAAACAGTAATCCAATCGTTTTGTAAAAGCTTGTTCCACCTGCGATTATCCCAACTAAAAGAATATACGCCATCTTGAAAATCTTTTCTAGTAAACATATCCATGCAGTCTAGATAAATTAAAAGCTCTAGCTCCGCATCGTTTAAACCATTATTTTTACAAGCCCACTTACGTATTATACGATAGTGTTTAAGAAGATTTAAATCCCTAATGTCACTAGCATCTATTTTCATAACACTATAACAACATCAATATCTTTTATAACGTAAAAAACTTCTTTATCAACTTCAAGTCGGTGGCTAGCATTTTTATCATAGAATATTGTTTGACCTTCTTCTATACCTTTTACATCACTACCACAGTGAAGTACAGTTGCTTCTTTATAACGAACATCAACTCTTTGAGAACCTGTAAGCATGAGACCACCATCTGTTTTTTTAATGGTATTTTCTTTTTTCTTTTCTATTACTATATTTCTACCTACTGCTATCATCTCCAACTCTTAAATTATTGATTACACAATCTGTAGAAAGTATAGTGGTAGCCACTGAAGCCGCGTGTTTGAGTGCGCTTTTAGTTACAAGCAATGGATCAATAATACCTGTATCAACCATATGAACAGTTTCACCTGTAACTACATTAACACCCATACCTTCTTCGGGCGTACCAACCTCTTCTAGTCCAGCGTTATTTAGTATAGTTTTAAATGGAGCTTTAATAGCTTCTAGCAATATCTTTTCACCAATGTTTTTACTTTTGGTTTTATTAGATGCATCGCGAAGAGCTATGCCACCTCCAGATACTATACCTTCTTTTATCGCGGCTTTAGTAGCACAGATAGCATCTTCGACTCTATCTGATTTTTCTTTTAACTCTATCTCTGAGTTAGCCCCTATTTTTACAACTGCAACTTTTGCTGATAGTCTAGCTAATCTTTTTTCAAGTCTTATAACTTCACCAGGAGCTTTAGCTTTAGATATCAATTTTTTAACTGAATCAATTAAATGCTTTATCTCGTCAGTAGAAGTATCTACTTGAAGTATTGTATCTGTATCACTAGTTGTGCTCTTAAAACACGATCCTAGAAAGTCTGGGTTTATAACATCTAAGTCATCACCAAGATCTTCGTTGATAACAGTAGCACCGGTAAGTATAGCTAAGTCAGACATTGTATCTTTCTTGTTTATACCGTACGTAGGCGCGTTTACTACATTTACTTTTATATTACCTTTAGCCTTGTTCATCGCTAGTGTTGATAACACTTCTGTTTCTAAATCACCTATAATAAGCAATGGCTTTTTATTTTTAATTACATACTCAAGGACTGACTGAATCTTGCGTACAGATTCTATAGGTGACTCGATTAGTAATACAAGTGGGTTGTCAAGTTCTGCTACACGTTTTTCTTTACTTGTAACAAAGTGAGAGTTGGTTAAACCCTTTTCGTATTGTACACCGTCAACAAGTTCAAACTCTGTTTTGTCCTCTGTTGTTGGCTCCATTATAACAACACCGTTTTCACCAGCTGCTTTAAAAGCATCACCGATTATTTTACCTAGTTCTAAATCATTGTTACAACTAATTGTTGCTACATCATCAAGCATGCTACCTTTTACTTCAATAGCTTTTGCTTCTAGGTATTTAACAACTTTATCAACGGCGTTTGTTATACCGTTTTTAATATTACGTATATTATCTTTGTCGATATTTTTATACGCTTCAGTTAAAATTGAGTGCGCTAGTACTGTAGCCGTTGTTGTTCCATCGCCAGCTTCTTGAACAGTTTTTCTAGCAGCTTCCTTTAGAAGCGTAGCACCCATATTTTCTACTGGGTCTAATAGTGTTATAGCATTTGCTACAGTTACACCATCTTTTGTAATGACAGGTTTACCCTGATCATCTTCTAGTATTACACATTGGCCGCTAGCCCCAAGTGTGGAGCTAACAGCCTTTGTTAATTTATCTATACCTTTAAACACCTTATCTTTAGCCTCTTGACCAAAGTTAAGATTTTTGACAATTTTGTCAGTCATGATTTAATTTAATTTAATTTGATTGTATAATTTTATTTAAAGGTTTTAACGACTTGTGGTCCGCGCAGATAACCAAGCTTTTTTTCGTAGTGCGATATTGATGCATCTATTGCTTGCTCAGCTCCTTCGAGGGTTTCGCGTCTCGTTACGTCGATCCAAGAATCTTCTTTATTAGGATCTAGGTATTCTGTTTGGTAGAAACCGTTTGGTAGCTGGACTATACGCCAGTGTTTCTTTTCAGATACATGCTTCCAAAGGTTAATGGTTTCTTCAGTTACTTGTGGTTGACTACTCCACGATTGAGTCTGGTAAAATAGTGTCATTGGTTTTGGTTTTAAATTACTATTTGGTTTGCCATTTCCCTGGCCGGGTATATTCTATATACTCACTTGGTTTTAGTGATTTTTACTTAATCTGCTATTGTCATAGTTACAGAAGTTGGATTTATCTCTAAATCAATAGCTTGCTGTATACCAGCTTCTATAGAAGTTACTTGTTCCGCGCCCATAGCATCCTTAGTCCAATCAACTACTATTTCATTTGTTAGATCTTCAAAAGGAATAAATTCACTTTCAGGATCTAAAGGTACAGTCTGCGTACCGATACTAGTTGACTGATATGCATTTCCTTCTGGATCAAGCTCGTCTGAGATACCAGTTACTATCCAGTGCACGTTGTACACCACGTCTGTTTCACTACCTTCTGTTGGGTGAACGTCTACTGTTTTACAGTTCCAATCGTAAGTTATCATAATTTATTATTTGTTTTAAAAAGTTGTTGCATCGTATATTCTATATTTTAATTTTATTGAAACAGTTTCAACACCTGTTGGTAATTGATTTGAAACGTTTTTATGCAGCGTAGTAGCTGTGTTTGTTTTAAAAGTTCTACCACCCACGTCCGCAGGTACGTCTCTTGAATAAAATCCATAAGCAGAAGCACCACCTCCCGGCATAGTCTGGCCATTAGAAAGTATTTCATTAATTTTTGCTCCAGGTAATATAGTTACGACTCCTACGCCTACGTTACTAGCCTGGCGTATTTCGTATCTTTGGTTTGCGCTTATAGCCCCAGTAGCATTATACTTTATCATCCAAGATGATTCATAAACTATAACAGCTTTATTTACACCTGGCGCTGATATTAACGTCATTCCCAAAGTCCCATCAAGTTGTGCTTTTGTAAAAGTCCACGTGCCTTCTTGCATGCCTCTTACTACATTACCACTTGGATCAACAGTTAAATCAGCTAAAGTATCTTGTGTTGACGCTTGATAGTTTTGATTAGGTGATAAACTACCCGTTGTTGCAACTGAATTTGAAGTAAAATCACTTAACTTAAAACTACCACTAACATCCAGCTTAGCTCCAGGACTAGTAGTCCCGATCCCAACGTTGCCGCCGTAAGGATTTAAAACAATATCTCTTCCTGTTGTTGCGGCGTTATTAACAGCTTGTATATACTGCCTAGAGCTTGCTCCAGAGCTTATTGTTAATTTGCTATCAAAAGTGCTTGAAGATTTTACGGATAAACCTGCTCTAGCTTCTGTATTGCTAAGGTTTATAGCGTATGTACTATCAGTTCTAAACACTGTTAATTTAGCGTCTGGCGCTTGTGTCACCAACCCCGACATTGCCGCCAGACAGTATTGTCATTTTTTGAGTTTCAGTACCTCCTGTTCCTGTGAAGAAACTAATACCGCCATACTCACTAGCTAATTTAAGGAAATCGCCGTTATCAGCGTGTTGTATAAAAGATCTCCTAGCGCCGGCTTGGTTGAATGATACGTATGGATTACCGGTAGCGGAAAGCGAGCTTAATTGTAATAAATGGTCACCACCTTCAACCTCAAGCTGAGCTGCTGGACTAGTAGTCCCAATCCCTACGTTGCCAGTATTGTCTATTGTAATCCTATCATTTGTTCCAATAGCCGTATTATCTGATATTTTAAAATTACCAGAAGTATCTCCGCCTATTGAAAAAGTATTACTTGTATTAGTAAACTGTATTTGAGGAAAATTACTCTGAGCATTTATATTTACCTGAGAGCCAGTTGCCCCCACGTCTCTTACAAAACTAGCCATTGGCGCACCGCCACCTCCGCCTGTAACACGAAACGCCAATACGTTATCATCTTCGTTTACATCAAGTAAATATGCAGGACTAGTCGTTCCGATACCGACGGTGCCATTAAAATACGTTCTTGCGACACTTGAAGAAAGATTTCCAAAACGAACATGCTCCCGGTAGCTGCCTTGCCCTGCTACATAAATGCTTAAACCATTATTAGAATTACTCCACTCTATTTTACTTTCTTGACCTGTGGCTGTTCCGTTTCTACCCATATAAATTGTAGAGGTATACCCAGAACTATTGGAAGTTGCTAATGATAAAAAAGGACTTTTAGAGTTTACAATAGGCGTGCTACCCGCGAAAGGGTTTTTTATAAAAACACCTTCACTCCCTAAGCCAGTTGCTTGAGTTTGCAATGTAAGCTTTTCGCCAGGGTTAGTCGTACCAATCCCGAAGTTTCCTGTGCCTATAAATCTAGTAGTTGTATATCCAACTGTTAGCGTGTCACTATCAGCTGTAGTCGTACCAAGACTCATACTAGAATCACCAGTAGCTATGCTCAAGTCACCGCTTCCAACACTAAAATTATTTTCAATATTTGAAAAATTAACTTCATCAAAAGCATTAACAGTAAAAGTACTAAAGCTACTATCCCCTGTTATTGTTAAATCTTCTACATTTGCAAAATCAACGTCTACATAGTTTGTTTCACTGCCTGCTGTTTGTGTGATTTTAGAATCTGTAAGTGTATCAGAGTCTTGCCACATAACTATTTTACCAGCGGTGCCTGATCCATCTGGAACACCTGGTATAGCCGAACCGTCAATCCAATCAGTGCCTGTAACTGTAGATACTAATACTTGGTTTGATGTGCCTGGGGAATTATTTGAATCGTAGTATGCTCCTGTGACTCTTGCATTACCTGATACGTGAAGTTTTTGACTAGGATTAGTCGTCCCAATCCCGACGTTGCCCGAAGAATTGATCACCAACCGGGTTGAGCTGGCTGTACCTAAATTTACATAATTATCGCCAAGCGTTATTGTCGATGTACCCGTTGTCTGATAAGAATCAAAACTGAGAGTTGTTTTATTATCGCCTGGATCGTTTCGAGTATCTATTGAAAAACTATCAGCCTTAGCCGCGTTACCCATAGTAATATTAGCTGTGTCGTAGCTCCCGCTTCCTTTTACTTTTAATTCGATACTTGAGCCCTCAATAAGAGCTGAGCCAACAACATGAAGTTTTTCACTTGGACTAGCCGTTCCGATACCAACTCTATCGTTTGTTGTATCTACATATAAGACACTAGTGTCTACAGCGACATCATTAAGAAATTTAATTGGCATATTATTTAATTATTTTATTATTAACCTACATATGTAAGTAATACTTCGTAAGCACTGTCAGATATTGAACCTGTAAATTCAACGATTAAATTAGCACCTGATCTTGTAACGCTTGCGTAAACTGTTTCACCCGCGGCAGATATAACTTCACATTTAACATCTATAGCGTTAGCTCCTGTAAAAGAGTTAGTGACATCGTATGTAAATGTGGTTAAACCACCAGCTTGACTACCACCTGTTAAAGCAACTCTATCACCTAAAGCTCCAGTATCAGTAGAAGCAATCGTAATTTGACCAGAACTGTTTCTAGTAAGTGTTATGTTTGAACCTTCTGTAAGGTTTACAGTTGTAGTAGCTCCACCGTCAGATCCTGTAAGTGTAAGAGGAACATTGCTACCACTTTTAGCAGCAGCTGTTAAAGCATATTTAGCATCGTTGTCGGTTGGCGTTACCCAAGTACCATCACCTCGAAGGAACGTGGTGCCAGCGCCTCCTGCTGGTACAATACCTAGTGTAGAACCTCCTGCGTATATATCAGAAGAAACAAACCCGTTTGCTGTAACATTAAAGTGAGCGGAGTTAAAGCCAGCAACACCTTTTTGAGTTGCGCCATCCGTAGCTCCTTCACCCGCTACGTTTTGATCTGCTATAACAACAGTGTAGTCAGATAGTGAAGGACTAGAATTAGCATTGATAGTAGAATTGGCAAATATAAAATCACCAACTTCTACGTTTTCGGTAAAAAATGTACCCGCTGTAGTTACCACATAAAAATCGCCTTGATTTAAAGCGACGTTACTCGCGCCTGTTAAAGCTGGTGTATTTGTAGTTGCGTTATATCCTCCTTGGAAACCTCCAACTCCACCTACTTGAGATAATACATAAGATTTAGAAGCAGCGTCAGTTGCAGCGCTAGGTGTTGTTGGTACTGTTACTTGGCCTCCGAAACTTGATTGGCCCGTACCGTTTACAGTTAGTGTACCAGCTAAAGTAATACTATCATCTAAATCTATATCTAGTGTATTTGTACCCGCCGTGTATTCTGTTGTTATATTTGTTCCACCAGCAAAAGTTATAGTATCTCCAGAGACAACAGCTTCGCTACCGGCGTCGCCAGCTACAGTCCATGTGTAAGTTCCAGGAATAGAGGCTACTGTAGCCCATTTGTTTGTTTTAGTTAAATATCTTTCACCTGCTACCGCTGTGCCATCTACCGCATTTAAGTCTGCTGTAATAGTTACATCCCCGTCTGTTGCTGTGGTTGGTGTAAGATTAATATAGGTACCATTTGTAGTATCAATCGTCTCTACAATATTAGAAGGCACTGTTGGTATAGTTGGAAATGTTTGTAACGCACCTGTTCCGTCTATATACTGACTTGTAGCGCCAGCGCCTACTACAGTTAAAGTACCAGTGCTTGTTACTGGAGAGTTTGATACTGTGAAAGCGGATGGCATTGAAAGACCAACAGACTCTACTCCACCACCTACTTCAACCCAACCAGGACTACCGCTTCCAGTGTCAGCAACGTATTGTTTTAAAGTATCTGATGCTGTGTTAAATATTATTCTACCTACAACTAAATCAGATGCGGGATCTGATCCTAGTTTTTCTATTACTATAGACTGTGCTTGGTTTAAGTTAAAATCTACATTGTTTACAAATTGTATTGCCATTGTTTTTTTAGTTTAAAAATGCTTTTCCAGCGAATGCTGCAGAAAAATTTAATATTACTCTATTTTTATTTATATATTCGTAATCACCTATTACAGTTGTATTCGCGGTATCAACAACTGATATAGAAGGAAATTTGTTTAAATTATGCGTTATATCCCATGTTGTTGATGGAACTCCTTGTGTAAATTCAAAATGAGAGTCAAACCCTTCTACCTCGTCTATTTGAATTGAATAATATTGAAGTGCTTGTATTGTTGAACTACCTGATACGTAGGTAAGCTCCATGTTATACACAGATGCGCCAACAGGTGTTAATGCCGTTAACTTATAAACGCCGTACCTTCCTAATGATCTTACATCTTGTATTACTATATCGTAACCTATAAGTCTTTGCAAGTACGGTAAAGCCACGGGTGATGTAGCTGGCATTTGAACGTTTATGTATAAACTACTTATAGCTGACCACAGAGTTGATTGCCCTCCATAGTTTTCAAAAGATATAGTACCCTCCGGTCTTGGGTCTGGATCTGGATCAAGTGTTATAAACTGCCAAGTAGTATGTTTTAAAAAACTATTTATAGACGTTACTGATAACGATGCTATGTTAAAATTTTTTGTCTGTCCGTTAGAAACATCAGTACCAATAAGTATGTCAGATTCTTCTGGCGTATTGTTTAATTTATACGATGATATTATTGGCATGTTTTATTTATTTTTACAACGCAGTAGCAGATAGATCAAATGTTTCGTTAAATAACATTAGAACGGCGGTCTTAATGTCTTGCTATTATTAGCACGAACTTTTAATAGTTTACTGTCAACGAAACTTTTTAACGCATCAACATCAACGCTATTTTCTAACCAACCAATTACTTGATCTTGTGTTAAATTTTCGTACTCCGTGTAATTTTCTTCGTCTGGACTTCCAATAGTAGCCATATCTTGAACAAACGTTTTAAACTCTCCGTCTGTTGCTCTATATAGAAATTGTATTTGATATACAACGTTTACTAATTCGCCTTCGTTTCTTTTGACTTTAAATACTTGTATTTCCCAAGTGTATGTATTCATTTTACCAAGTGTTTATTTGTGTTCTTTTCCAAGTGTTTGTTGCTGTGCAGACATATATGTAATTAGCATCTATTCTTATTTCTCCTGTTGTTCCCGTTGCGCTTGACGAGGCAGGTGTACTTAATGCAGCAATACCAAATCCTATCTATTTTCAAACTTGTAGTTGTCACAACTACGGAATTCCGTCATTACTAAATTGGTTTACATTTGTTTGTAGAAATGTTGTACCAGACTCTTTTAATAAAAAAGTTTCGTCTGAATTGCTGCTGATAGTAACACTATTATCTCCAGTTAAAGTTAAGTTACTTTGTGCATTAACTGTAAATGAGTCTGCCGAACCAAAGTTATAAGTAACGTTGCCGTTATCATCTGGCAAAATTTCAAACAAAGTTAGGTTATTAGATTTGAACTGAAAACCTCCTCCGTCTTCTGATGATGCTTTTGATTGTAAAGTAACTATACGTGAAGTGCCTCCATAATCGCCTACGTCAAACTTAATTGAACCACCATTACTAAAAGTTTCGGCAGCTGGTTTTTGTCCTACAAATAAATCGCCACCAAACGGGTTAATCTTTATGTCGTTAGCAACTGTCCCTGCTGTATTTGATGCTTGAAGTATAATATCAGTACCACTATCTCGGTTTACAGTAAATTTTGTGTCTGTACCTGAATTAGGTTTTACCGACAATGCATTATCTCCACTCAACAAACTTAAAGAAGTTTTTGCACCTACATCTCCCACTATCTGAACGAAGTCGTTAGGGTTATTTGTACCGGTAGCTGCTTCTACGTGAAGGCTGCCATTTACTTTAAGCGTTGCTGTGGTAGTATCTCCAAAAGATCCGCCTAATATCCAATGCGCGTTAGTGCCATCATGTGTTACAGTACCAGCTAAATTAGATGCAGAACTCGTGTCCATGTTTGAGTTAGCGTATATAGCTAATTTTGTATTAGACATAACGTCATTCGAATTAGTGCCTGGTACAAGACTTATTTGACCTACGTACGTGGCGCCACTATCAACAGATAGTCTAGATAGAATACCACCGCCACCTCCAGTGAAAGGTGCATTGACATGCGTTGTCACTACTGAAGAGTAGTCAGAGGAAGTGTTTTCGTTTCTCAAATCAAACACTTCAAACTTGTGTACTGGGTTTGGAGGACTACCAACAACTCCCACACCTACGTGCCCGTCAGTGTCTTGGTAAATAACAGAGTTAACCAAAGAGCTAGTACCGTCAAACCTAGGTATATACCTGTCCGTACCATTAAATGCTTTGTCTATAACATAATCAGCTACAGAACTCATGTCAACGCTATAATTAGATATCTCGCCTGTAACTGTTGGAGTTCTGGATATTATAAGTAAATCCGTACCCTGTGGTGTAGCTATTGGATAGCTATAAATTATTGCCATATTTTCTAAATTCTTTTATAGGTTATATACTTACAGGTAAAAGCGATAGTTTACAAACTACTTATATAGTGACAATAGCCCCTTACTCTATATACTTATAACCCTAATGTCACCCTCTCTTGAAAAATTATATTACAAATATAGGGGTATAGTGCTACCCCCTATGTTATTGATAATCAGTCTGTTACAAAAACGGTTTTTATTTCACCGGGCCCCTCAATTTTTCCTACGTTTTTACATATATATACCAGAAAATCAGCCAGTTACGTAGAATGTTTTGAATTTTTCCAGCGGAAGCTAACTAACTAATTTTATTTTTACAGACAAAATACGAGTACGTTTGGATAATATATACGTAAGCAATTAAGCTACTAACTAACTAAAAATAATTTACTATGCAAATTAATTCTAATACTAAAATCGAAATACTAGCTACTATCGACGAACTAAACCAATATCTAAACGGTAACGTTACTAAAACTAGCTTGCAAATTACGCTCGACGAATTAATAAATAAATTATAATTACAAACAAAATACGAACTACATTGGATAATAATAATGAATCTAAAAATACTAAAACAAATGAATTATTCTAAACTACAATCAATACTTCCAAATGATGAAATACACTATATTGACGACGCAACTGAATTCTTCTCTGAAAACAATATAGACTCTAACCAATTCAAAAACAATACATATATTCTATTTGAATTCACAATTGAATGTTTTCCAGAAACAATCAAACAACTTAATACTAACAATATTAACTACACAATTCACTCTGACGAATTAGATTTAAATTATATAATAATATAATATACACAAAGAAGTGTAGTGTAATAACTACTAACTAAAATTAAACAACAAATAAAACTACACTCTTTACAAACAAAATACGAACTAAACTGGATAATAATATAAATACTAAATAACAAATATAAATACTTAAATATAAACACTATGCAAAATTCAATTCAATCAAAAAGATTTGTCATCAGAAAATCTCTAATCGGTCAAAACTCTATCATTGAAGTTACATTCAAAATGGCAAAACTTTCAAATACAATCACGATAAAGCTTATGAGCTAATGTCTGAAATCTTGACCACTTGTCTTGCTGGCTAAAGTATAACTCTTATACTTCTTCCACTTCAATTCCAAAGCACTTCAAAATACTGAAGTACTATAACTTGAAACAAACTGCTTAAATTCAGTATAACTAATGTCGTAGTTGAGCTATCGCCTTAGCGACATAAAATAATACGAGCATGCGATAACTAGACATAATGGTTTCACTCTGCATTTTGACTATGTGAGCTCTACTTTGTGAGGCGGTTCGATTCCGCTAGTGTCTTCTGACTTAAAAATTAAAATTATGACTATTACTAATAAAATACAAAAACTGTATAACAAACTAGATTTTCTTCAGACAACGACAGGTGGTTTCAATACCGTGAAGTGTACAATGAAATAACTGAACTAGAAAAGTTAAAAGATAAATCAAATTAAAATAATTAACTATGCAATATATACTAACTTGCCCTAATGGCAAACAGATAGATATGTCAAGCGACATACTACAACAACTCGAAAGAAAAATAGAAAGACAAGAAGTCTTAGAACGTATTAACTACTATAAATCAACAAACAAATGAGAAAGTTTACTCACAAAGCTATTATGGTTATCACTTATGCAACTGTAGTATCACTGACTTCACTAGCATTATCTGAGGTTTATCTTCGGTCCTATCACGGACTATGACGAGGAGTTCGTTTACAGATAAAATACGAAACTCTTTGGATAATATAATAAACAACTAATATGAAACGTATTAACTACTACGACCACTTACACAAATTAGCAAACGATCGCTACAATACTAGCTACATAGCTGGTCTTACAAGCGAACAGTTCTGCGAACTGATAGGTGATACGTTTAAAGCTATGCGAGAAAGACAGTTGTTAATAAACGCTAACAAATAAACTATGCAAAATCAAACTAACTTCCATTGGAACTCTGACACTATTGAGTACTTCAAAGAGCTATATGCTATAAACGAAAACGACTACTATCGTAAGATAGAAGAGTTTGTCAAGTACGAGTGTGACTTAGAAGACGGTGAAACTCATCAAGATTTAATGGTGGACTTAATAAATAAAACTCAAATCAATGAAGAATACTAGAAAAAGAACTGGCAAAACCATTTTAAAACTAACCCGAGCGCAAATCGAAACAATTGAGCGCGAATGGTATGAGCGTTATAACTCAGTATTCCACAGTGGCAACAAAATTATTACAATAAATACGACGCTTACTGGATAATATAATAAACAATTACAACTATGCAATCAATTAAATTCTTGTCTAACAAGACAATCAAGCTTAACGGCGAAATTTACAAGCCTTACAATGTAGGTAATCTACCTCCATCATTTGGCTTCAAACAAAGGCTAACAGGTGATGGCGATATCCAAGAAGGTATTTACCAGTGGTTTAACTACAAAGGTTTAACCTACGTACCTAAATCAGATAACCCATGGGCGTAATGACTATGAAAGAGCTATGCGAATACTCTACGCTTATGAGAAAACAGCGAGCTGCGGTGCATAGACGTAAGTTCGCCCACGAAGGCAGGTGCAGTGGACTAACTGACAAAGAATACACTCGTATTGTACACAGTCAGAAATCTAGCTTCCCAAAAGTTAGAAAGTTCACTCACCACGCTATGTGGCGCGAAACAAGCAAAGAATACTCGGTCGAACAGCTAAAACAAATCAAGAAATGTACTATATAACAATACTAGACTTTGCAAATGGCTCGGTTGACCAGTATAATTTAGCCGACCACTTCGATAAAACCACGCTTGCACATTGGCAAACTGAAGATTTTGAAGAGTTTATCACAAGCGAAGGCTACAGATTAAACAATATTGAGTGGATGTCTCACTCTGATAACACTATAAATAAATTTTAATATGGAATTTTTAGAACCAGGCAACTTTAATGGACTTATATTCAGAGACGGAATGGTATTCGTGTCTGATATAGGCAAATGGATAACAACAGAAGAATACTTAAAAAATGAGAACACTGTAGCAGCTAAATTTAAATAAAATGAAAGAATATATTGAAAACGAACTAAATAAACTCGATCGAGGTATTGTAGCGACGCCTGGAGACAGAGATAGGTTAGAGTTGTTTGCCAACGCGAACAATGGAAGCAACGACTTTTTATTAATGCAAATGGCTATTAACTTTGGCTATCAACTAGCTTTACTTACATAAAAGATAAATAAATGAGTAAAATGAAAGAAATAGACGATATAGCACAAGGTGTTGCGGATATGACTAAAGAAATAATGTACGATAGTATTGAGTGGCAAATCGCTGACCAACCTGTTGATGGTGACGAGTTTAATGAGCTACATAGCTATGTAATGAGTAAAGCAATTGAGCTTCTTTACAAACAAAATACGAACCAAGCTGGATAATATATTAAAATAAACAAATTATGTATTGTAGATGCGGAACAAATATACCACGGTTGCGATTAGATATGGGCTACAAAACCTGTGTTAATTGCTCAACAACCCAAACGTACAGTTATGTACCAATTATTGAGCATAAAACCGGTAATACAATACAAATCGTCAGTCAAGAAGTAAGTGCGTCAGTGCACAGGTCTTGGCGGCGTAAATAGGCGGCGGCATACTGGTCACGTTAGGCTCAATTAGCCAAAACAGAAAGAGCGGATAAATGACAATACTAGTTAACTACCAGTCCGTAACTGCTGCCTTATGGGCGTGAAATGGCTAGACTATTAAACTACTTGCACCTAATATTGCAATGTTAAAGGTACAAAGCAGATGTTAAATAGTAACGCAGGTTCGATTCCTGCCACGTCCACTAAATTAACATTATGAAATCAAAACTAAATATGATTGATAGTAGCGGTACCTTGTTTATCGCTTATTGTTAAAATTTTTATTAAATTAAAATAAAATGTATGACTAAAATACCAACACTTTACGATAAACTAAAGCCTAAAGTTAAAACTAGACTAAAGCAAGACGAGTCTAAATATAGCTCAAGCATTAGACCTGTTATAGCTAAACTTAAAAGCAATCACTTTGTAGGCAATCTAACTATTGATGACATGAGAACAATTCATTTATTTTCTGGAATTAACTATGTAGACCAAACTGGTATACAATTTATTTGGGGTGAAGAAATATTCGACAACTATGAAGGAAATGATTAAAGAAAAAGCTCATAACAAAGCTTTTGCTAAAATACATGCTCTACAGATAAGAGTGAGTAAACTAAAATACGACATTGAGCGTAAAAATACTGGTGTAGTAACTATGCACGAGCTAGAAATATGTCTTGACGCTGCGATGCGCGAGCTAGAAACTTGGAATTATATATTTAAACTAATAGAATTAGACTATGGAAAATACAACTACGCTGATGAAATACTTGGGAGTAGAGGAAATTACGACGCCTAAACAGCGGAATAATGGTACTAGAGAGTTTGCATTGCCTTACAAAGTGAGAGGTAAGCGCGTGACACTAGCCTCTTATCAATCAGGTTATGTCAGGATTGACAGAAATTGTTACTCAAGATATCAGATAAATCCTACCTACGAAGTACCTTACAGATTCATAAACAAACAAGGTGAACTTAAATCTTGGACAAACAAAAGACGTATGATGATATACGGTGAAGATAACCGCATAAACTTTATATTCAACTATATACTTAAAAACTACTACAATAAACAATGGCAAAAATAATAACAGATAAGCTAATAACTGATAAATTAGAGGCTAAAGGGTACTTAGAATACCACGATATGGACGAAACTAAAGCGTGGAACTTGCTTGAAAAGCATTATGACTGCGAGGTTTCAGACCAATGGAGTAATAAACACTTTGATTTTTATTGCTACGAAGAAACAACTGCAGATGGATATACAGTTTATATAGCTACAAACAATCCTGACAGTGTTTGTGTAGGTGAAGATATTCATTACTATGAAAATGATTTATCAAATGAAATAGCAGAAGCAATACAAGAAGGCTACAATATGTATATAGATGACTTAGACTGGCACCCATTCATGGACGCTGTTGAAGAGTCTTATGGAAATATGGTAAACGATATTAAAGAAGAAATAGAAAACGAACTAATAGAACAAGGATATGAGCACGAAAACACAAGTGAAGCCACTACCGAAATGGTTTAATGGCGACGTGTACCCAAAAGGTGGTACAGTAGAAAACATATTTACAGGTGAACCTGCAGAGTTAAATGCAAATGAGCTTAGTATGTATGACTTTATTATGGGTTTAACAATGGTACTTGAACGTACTGGATTTAGATCTGAAAAGCTAATGAAAGATCACCGCAGAGGTTTAGACTGGTTCCGCAGAGCTAATGCTTCAGCATATATGACTTTATTAGACTAAAAAAATAGGTGTGGGCGCGAGTGTGGCGCTGTAACTCGACCCAAAAACATACGAGCACACCTAAAATGGGCGTAATGGTTAACACAAGTTCGATTCTTGTACGTCCACTATGAAATTACTTAAATACACAATAGTGTGGATAAGTCAAAACCTTGCTATACCTTTTTGGGTAGTAGGGCACGTCCACCTATCTATACACTCTTGGCATGACTTGTATGAAATACTAGCTAGCGTTGGTATGAACATACTTGTCTTTGCTGGGTTTGTAATAGATTACAGACAAAATACGAACACTAACGGATAATAAATAAAAATAAATATGCCAAACATGAGTTATTGCAGGTATGAAAATACCTCTATGGATATGCAGGACGTAGTAGATACGTTATTTGACTGCGATGTAGACGTAGACCTTAGCCACTCAGAGCGAAGAGGTCTAGATACTATACTAGAGCTTGCAAAAGATATAGTAGAAATGGAAGATAAAATTGAAAATATCTTAGATAATGGGAACTAGATCACTAACACGAATTATACCACGTCAAGAAGGCTTAGCGTATGATAAAGCACATGAAAAACCAGAACTAGCACTTGTGAATATTTATCAGCAATATGATGGTTATCCTGAATATATGGCAGTAGAATATGCTAAATGGCTAAAAGATATTAGCATAGGAAACGGTATATCGGCAGAATCCAGAGTTGAATAAGTTCGCAAATGGCGTAGGTTGTTTTGCGGCTCAGTTTATAAAACACTTTAAAGATAGACCAGGTGGCTTGTATTTATCACCTATTGATGATGATTATGGCTGGGCGGATTATGTGTACACTTTTTTTCCTAAAGAAGGTGAAGAAACTTATATGTCTGTGTATGATGTATTACTAGACTTAGTTATATTTGTAGGTAAACCAGACGCAGCGCTTAAAAAATACAATAAAGAAGAATTAGTATGACAGAAAAAGAACTAGATTATCTAGCAGATAAAATTGCTACTAAAATTATCGTAAACTTTATTTGAATCAGGTGACCTTGAGATTACTCAGTTTCCACCTGCGACAGATGAAGAGATAATGGTAGGAGAACTAGCGCGACTTATGACCCTAATGTCAACGTATGAAGACAAAGAAGAATATGAAAAAGCAGCTATAATTAAAAGAAAAATAGAAAGATTACAAACTAAATACGGAAAATTATGATAAAACCCATGCTAGCGCATAAAGTAAATGAAAACAAAATAGACTTTTCAGAGAAGGTTTTTATACAACCTAAGCTCGATGGCGTGCGCTGTATATTTACTAAAGATGGTGCGTACTCACGTACCGGCAAAGAGTTTCACAACTTACAACATATCAAGATAGATCTTGAAAAGTTCTTTGAAGATCAGCCTAACGCTGTACTTGATGGTGAGTTGTATAATCACGATCTAAGAGACGATTTCGAACAAATCATATCATTGGTCAGAAAACAAAAACCAACTGACGAGGATCGTCTAAACGCACATAAACTAATACAATACCATGTATACGATATGATAGCTGAAGGTCCTAGTTACGAAGACAGACTTAACTGGCTATTGTCAAGTAAAAACCTGTGGTCAGACTCTGTTATATCAGTTGAAACTATACAGGTTAATAAATACGAAGAAGCAGCTAACGTACACTACGATGGCTTTCTAAAACAAGGTTACGAAGGCTCTATACTAAGACTTAACGGTCCATATGAGCAAAAACGTAGCTACAACTTACAAAAATTTAAAGACTTTAGTGACACCGAAGCTACTATTATTGGCTATGAAGCTGGTAAAGGTAAGTTCACAGGTCTTATTGGTAAGTTCTTAATGATAGATGATGATGGTAACGAGTTCGGTTGTCCAATCGGTAAAGGTTACAACTACTCTGATCGTCGCTATATACTAGAAAATATTCACGACTACATCGGTAAGCTAGCTACATTTACGTACTTCGAACGTACTAAAGCTGGTAGCTACAGACATCCGCTGTACAAAACACTTAGAAATTATGAGTAAATTAATATGGAAATTATACAACGATAATCTTATTTCAGAAGAAGTTGCTAACATTTTATTAGATAAACACTATGAGTAGAAAAATATACCAACACATTATATCAGTTAATTATGGAGAAATTAAAACAAAAGTTAAAGCTTTTCAAAAGAAGAAGACGCCACGTAAGGTATCTAGAAACTAACATTTGGCATTTAAAGTATCAAATACTTAATGACGCATTAATGTTAAAAGTTAATGAAAATAAAGTTAATTTATTTCATAAATATAACAAACGACTCAAACTAATAACATTTTTAAAATGAGCAAAACAAAAGAATTATTTATGAGACTAAGAGAAGAAGATGATTTTATAAACGAGCATATTATTATATGTACGTTAGAACCAGCGGGGACTGTGACAACAGCCCCTAATAGTAATAAGTAATAGGCTAATGTCATACCGAAATACCAAATTTTTAGACAGTAACCGTATTATATACCGCCGTGATCCTATTAGTGACCACCCAGATGAGGTGCATGATTGGGGTACAGTGTACTATAATGGTACGCATCAGTGCTACGATCTATTTAGGACTAAAGCTAAGATTACAACGTATCGTTCTTTAAAATGGCATTTACTAGTTATATGGTATCTAAATCCTGCAATGGACCAAGATGAGTTTGAATATGTAGCTAGAAATATTTGCAACAAGAAAAACGGTTTTGTAACATTTACTGTATCAGAGCAGTTATTAAAGAATATTATCTATGATGTTAGCATGTATGACTTAGAAGAACCTCCACGTAATAAAATGCGTAAGATTATTTTTAAAGACACGTGTCAGTTAACACCATCTGAAAAGCTACACATTGTAGGTAGCATAATGGGTAGAAGCAAAACAGTTACTCAAGATGATATCTACGATGCTATGTTAGCTTTAAACGAGATACATGATGTTATTACTGTAGATAAGCTTGCTAAGTATTTTGATTGCTCAGTAAGAACTATATACCGTAATATGGGTAATGAGCTTAAAAAAGAAAAAGAATTATTAAATCAGCAACTAAAAGAAGATGAAAAAGTATAACGTACAGAACTATATAAGGTACAAAGAAGACTTAAAAGCTTCTATGCCTGAAGGTGCGTTTTGGGACGAGTACACTCGCGATGAGCTTATTGTAAAGTTTATGCCGCTTGTAGAAAATCTAGCACGAAAGTTTTCAACAACACAACAAGCATCGGGCGTACTTAGTATAAACGATCTTATACAGATAGGTGGCGAAGCGCTTACTAAATCAGTTGATAAGCTTGAATGGGATAAACTAAACGAATCTGATGATATGGAAAAAACTTTAAAAAGTTTCTTCAGCAAACGTATCAAAGGTGCTATACGTAGACGTATTGATATGCACAGAGGCGACATACGCATACCTGAGCATAAGATGAACGAAATACGTAAAAACCCTAAAGATCATAAGATGGTTGCAATGTTTTTCAACTCTATATTTTTATCTATAGACGCGCAACCAGCTAACGACGAAGGTGAATTGATGATTCATCAAATAGCAGATAAATCAGAGCCATACAATATAGCTCTACTAAATATTTATCTCAAAGGCTTACTTCAAAAGCATCTCAATGAAAAAGAGTATGAGGTGCTTAGACTAAGCTATGGACTCGACTGCGATAAGCATCAAGCTAAAGATATCGCGGCTAAATTAAACATTGAAGGTACAAGCAATTATGTGCGCGTAAGTGAGCTAAAAAAGCAAGCCGTACAGAAATTAATTGAGAACGTAGATCACTCGCAAGTGATTGACTATCTGTAAGTTATAATTGTAAAACTGTATTTTTATGTGTAATTATATTAATAAGTAAATACCAATATACCTATGACACTAAATGAAAAGCTGGCTACTATCCAGACAAAATTTAAATCGAAGAAAAGTAGGTTTAATTCGTTCGGCAAATATTACTTCCGTTCTGCCGAAGACATCCTTGAAGCAACAAAACCCTTTCTACTAGAGTTAGGAGTATCAGTCACGATAAATGAAGAGGTGCTAACGTTATTTGATAGCGTGCCTATGATTGAGTCGACTGCAACTATCTCTGATGGTGAAGTATCAATATCTGCAAAAGCAGTTGTTGGTGTTGATCTAGCTCAGAAAGGTATGCAAGTACCGCAGCAGTTTGGTTCTGCTTCAAGTTACGGGAAGAAATACGCGTTAGGAAATTTATTCCTAATAGATGATACGCAAGACTCAGATGCGTCAAACGACCACGGAAAAGCCGCGGCTAAATCTAAACCAATGTTGGATATAAATACCGATGCTTTTAACAAAGCAGTGGAGTACATAAAAGCTGGTGGCACAATGAACGCTATCAACACTAAGTACAAGGTATCTATACCAGCTAAAGCGCAACTTAAAAAGTATGAGCAAGAATGAGATTATTGAAAAGCTTAAGATTGATGAGCATTACTATGGCGACTTCGGTAAGCAGTACCTTAGTAACTCTGATATATCTACACTTTTAAAAGATCCTTTAGCTTTAGGTAAACCGTCAAAGCAAATACCTGCCTTTTTAATTGGTGGGTATTTTCACACGGCAATACTAGAACCTGAAAAGCTTAAAAACTTTAAGGTTGTAGAATCGTCTAACAGGAATACTAAAGCATACAAAGAGATATCAGCTGGTGAGTTATGCTTGCTTCAGTCTGAAGTCGATATGATCGAGCTAATGACTGATAAAGTTTTATCAAATGATATTTGCAATGGTCTTATTAAAGGCAATTGCGACTATGAAGTACCCGGTATTGGTGAGCTCGAGAACGAGTTGTGGAAAGGTAAAGCTGATATATTAAATCACGATGAGAAACTTATCATTGATTTGAAGACAACAGCAGACCTTAATAAGTTTAGATGGTCAGCATCTAAATATAACTACGACAGTCAAGCTTACATATACCAACAGTTGTTTGGTTACGAGATGTTGTTTATCGCGATAGATAAGACAACACATCAAATCGGTATATTCGATTGCTCACCTGAATTTTTACAGCGTGGAGCTGATAAAGTAAAGAAAGCAGTTGAACAATACCAATTATTTTATAGACAAGAAGGTTTTGATCCTTCACAATTTTTTATTAACGAAACCCTTTAAACCAATTATTATGGCAAGAGCTAGAAAAAATCAAACTAAGGTTTGTACAGTAACAGGAGTTGAAACTAACGTAAACAATTTTTACGCAAATCAAAACCACGTTAAAGCAGTAGATAATCTACGACGCAATAGCAACGCTACTAAAGATCAGTTGCAGCGAATGTTTAACCAAATCAATAACTACGCATAATGGCAAGTATAATTAAAGCAAGTATAAACCTATCTGAAATACCTAAGGATAAAATTATTGCAGGTAAGAAAGGTAAATACTTACCAATAACAATAACTATTAATGACGAACCAGATCAATTTGGTAATCAAGGTCCTATCGTTGTCGCGCAAACAAAAGAAGAGCGTGATGCGAAACAGGGTAAGACTTACCTTGGTAATGTACAGGTAGTATGGACGAATGGTGATAACGTAGCAGCAGCGCCGCGTGATGATCAACCACAACAAGCACCACAGCCGGCAACTGTTGAAGAAGACTTGCCGTTCTAATGCCACTGTGCGAAATGTGTAATGAGGAAATGTCGCAGGAAGATTATGACTACTGCGACATATGCCCTAAATGTTTAGAAGAATGGTAGATGAAAACGATTACATTAGTATCAACACAGATAACGACGGTAATGTAACACTAATAGAAGATTAATTAAATGCAGACAACAGAGATCAATGGATATATGATTGACGAGTTCAATCAATACAGTCTTAAAGAAGGCAAGGCACAGGGTACATGCCCGCTTTGCTCTCATACTAGACAACCCAAGAATCAGAAAGCAGAATGTGCTAGCTATGATTGGGAACGTGGTCTCGGTACTTGTCACAATTGTAATACAACTTTTCAGTTACATACTTATCAGCGTAAAGGCGCTAGCGAAAAGGTCTATGTTAGACCTGATGTAGTTAAGCTAAGCCCTGTTAAAGACAAAGTAACTGAGTGGTTTGAATCACGAGGTATATCACAAAGGACACTTGACGATCTTAATGTTAGTCAAGGTCCTGAGTGGATGCCACAGACCGGTAAGACCGAGAATACGATTCAGTTTAATTACATGATGGGTGATCAGCTTATCAATGTTAAATACAGAGATGGTAGAAAAAACTTTAAGCTTTACAAAGGAGCTGAAAAAGTATTTTATAACATCAATAGCATTGTTGGTTACGATCATTGTGTAATAACTGAAGGTGAAATGGACGTGCTAGCTCTACACGAGGCTGGTATTAAAAACGCCTTGTCAGTACCAAACGGAGCAACGCTTAATACAAACAACCTAGATTATCTAGATAATTGTATTGATTATTTTGAAGATAAAGAAAAAGTAATACTAGCAGTAGACTCTGATGATGCTGGTCAAGCATTACAACAAGAGCTAGTCAGAAGACTAGGTGCTGAAGTTTGTTTCTTAGCAGACTTTGAAGAGTGTAAAGATGCAAATGAATACTTAGTTAAATATGGAAAACAAAAACTGGCAGAGCGTATTTCAAGAGCAAGACCAGTACCGCTTGAGAATGTTACGACGTTCAGGGATATTGAAAATGAAGTTACCGACTTTGTTACGAATGGCTTTAAACCAGGATATCAAGTTGGCTTACCAAATTTTGATGATATCTTTTCGACTTACACTGGTCAATTTATTACTGTCACTGGCATCCCTAGTTCCGGCAAGAGTGACTTTGTCGACCAAATGGTTGTTGGGTACAACGCTAATTATGGTTGGAAGACAGCATTCGCTAGTCCAGAAAATGCGCCGACATATTTACATGCTCATAAGCTAATGCGTAAAGTCTGGGGAGATATGCCTTCTAAGAAGGATATCGGTACAGACAAGTGGAGACAAGTAGCTGAACATTGTAACGATAACTTTTTTCATATTGATATGGAACGTTACACGCTTGAGTCTGTGCTACGTAAAGGTGCTGAGCTTGTTAAACGTAAAGGTATTAAATGCCTTGTTATAGATCCGTTTAATAAAGTACGAGACGTTGACTGCAAAACAGAAGACGTTAATAGGTACACCATGGAGTATCTAACTAAGATAGAAATGTTTGCTAAGAAGTATGATGTGCTAGTGTTTATTGTAGCGCACCCAACTAAGATGTACAAAGACAAAGACGGTAAGATTGAAGAACCGACTATGTATAACATTAAAGGTGGTGGCGAATGGTACGATGCTAGTTACCACGGTATATTAGTTCACAGAGACTACGAAGAGAAAACCGTTAAAGCAAAGATACTTAAAGTAAAGTTTCAAAACTTAGGTGAGAACGGTGCTGAAGCTCATTTCAAATGGCAACCAGCATCAGGTAGGTTTGCACCTCACGTACAGCACGCAATTGCTGATGGTGAAAAGATGCCATGGGAATAAATGGCAGCTGCATGGCATAAGAAAAGTAAAGAATGGGATATGGGTAGCTATAGCCGCTACTGAAGAAGAGTATGAGGCTAGGCTATGGTGTATACGAAATAAGATATACATATCACCCTTTGCTAAAGGCCCAGCTGAATGGTATATAGATATAACATTAAACGGTAAAATAAACAGGTCGCCTAGCATATGTATGTAAAAGATATGATATGGGAGAACATTTATAAGTTTTATAAATATTATTATGATAAGCACAAAGAGTAATTTTAAAACAGCAAGCGAAGCTTTTGATTATTTTTACATCAAAATTAAAGATAAAGGTGTAGACTTTGATAACACTAAAGCTTTGTTTAATGTTGGGTTTTATATTCACAACCCTTCTGACAAGCAGATAAAAGCAGGATATAGAAAGTGGAACCAGAAATATGCTGCAGCTGAGTGGGCTTGGTATTTATCTGGTAACAGGAATATAAGTAAGTTAGGTGAGCTGTATGGTAAGGTACCTGAGATATGGAAACGTATGGCAGATGCTAATGGTAATGTCAACTCTAATTATGGTTGGCAATGGAACAGAGAGAACCAGTTAGGCAAAGTAGTAGACATACTTAAGAAAAACAAAAGCACTAGGCAAGCTGCTATAAGTATATACGACGGTAAAGAGATATACGATTATAGATTCGACACGCCGTGTACATACGCGGTTCAGTTTAGTATCATTGATGATAAGCTTTGTATGTCTGTCTATATGCGTTCTAATGATCTCTGGTACGGCTTCTGTAATGATCAGTATCAGTTTGCATCATTGCAGGAAATGGTTGCAGACAGATTGTCTATACCAACTGGCTGGTATTACCACCATGCGCACAACTTACATTTGTATAACGATAAATTAAAATAGATGTATTATTTGTATCACATACCGGGTAAAAAGATAGGCGTCACGCGTGATCTTAATACCCGCGTAACCCTTATACAAGGATATAAGGAGAATGAGTATGAAGTTCTTGAGCAGTCAGACGATATAGATTATATATCAGACCGCGAAATAGAACTTCAAAAGTCTTATGGCTA